TAAAAATCGTTAATAATAGATATTTATAATAAAATAATAAGAATTTTAAATAGTTTTAAGACATGGGAGATTTACTTTTGAATATGCCTCTTGAATATGAGCCACTTCGCAAGAACCGATTTTTGCTTCGTTTCCCTTCCGATCTAGGCATTCAAGAGTGGTGGGTGTCAAATGCATCAAGACCTACGATTACAATGGGAGAAACCGAGATACCTTTCTTGAATACATCAACTTGGGTTGTCGGCCGTTATATTTGGGAACAGATTAATGTCACCTTACGTGACCCTATTGGTCCAAGTGCGTCACAGGCAATCATGGAATGGGTACGTTTGTCTTCTGAAAGTGTAACTGGTAGACAAGGTTATGCAGTCGCATATAAGAGAGACTTGGTACTGGAAATGCTTGATCCGACAGGATGTGCTGTTAGTCAATGGATTATAAAGAACGCCTTTATTGTTAGTGCTGCTGGCGGCGACTTGTCATATGATGACGAGTCATTGGCAACTTGGGAACTGACCATCAGACCTGACTATTGCATATTGAGTTACTAATAAATGACATTCTTGATGACTATATAAATGTGAGATAGATTTCTATAATTTGTCTCACATTTTTTGCCTTTAGTTCAAAACTTTGTAGTATATTTGCGTCGCAATAGTAAATTGATAAAAGATGCCAAAGATATATACGACAGAAAGCATAACAGAAAGATTTAAATTAAAGAACAGACAAGGTTTCGATTATTCCAAGGTCGATTACAAAGGAATGGGTATTCCTGTAACAGTAATTTGTCCTATCCACGGAGATATAGAGTTGACTCCCTCTCAGATATTAAGAAACGTTGGTTGCCCTATATGTACAAATGATAAGTTAACACAACTTAGGACAAATAAAAATGATTTCATAAGAGATGCCATTAGTATGCATCAAGACAAGTATGATTATTCAAAGGTGGAATATAAAGGAGTAATAGAGAAAGTCTGTATCATTTGTCCCGAACACGGTGAGTTTTGGCAATCACCACGTATACATTTAAGGGGTTGTGGTTGTCCTATATGCGGCTCGGTAAAACAAAACGATGCGACAAGACTAACTAAAAATGATTTCATACGAAAGGCGAGAGAAATCCATGGATACAAATACGATTACTCAAAAGTAAACTATATCAATAATTTAACTAAGATTTGTATAATCTGCCCTAAACACGGAGAGTTTTGGCAAACACCAAATAAGCATTTATTAGGTCAAGGATGTCCTATATGTGGAGGAACTAAAAGATTAACAACGGAAGAATTCATTAGAAAGGCGAGAGAAATCCATGGAGATAAATACGACTATACAAAAGTAGACTACATAAATAATTCGGTCAAGGTTTGTATCATTTGTCCTGAACATGGAGAATTTTGGCAAACGCCGCATAATCATCTGATAGGGCATGGTTGCCCTAAATGCAAGAACAAAAAGATTTCAAATTCAGAGACGAAAACTACCGAAAAGTTTATATTAGAAGCGAGAGAAATCCATGGAGATAAATACGATTATTCGAGAACGAAATATCTAAGTGCCAAAGATAAAATCCTCATAATATGTCCCGAACACGGAGAGTTTTGGCAAGAGGCAAGTTCGCATCTAAGTGGTTGTGGCTGCCCAAAGTGTAACCATATAATTAGCAAAGCCGAAATGGAGATAACAGACTTCATTAAGAGTAGCCACGAAATAGAGGTAATTACGAATAACCGCAATATGCTTACGGGACATAAGGAGTTGGATATTTACATCCCTTCATTGAAAATTGCATTCGAATACGATGGAATGGTATGGCATAGTGATAGGTTTAAGATAGATTCAAATTATCATCTTAATAAGACGGAAGAATGCTTGAAACAAGGAATAAAATTATATCATATATTTGAATATGAATGGATGAATAAACGAGAAATCGTAAAACGTAAAATAGAACGGATATTGGGTATTTTCGATATCGAAAACAATGTATTAAACAAATGTAATGTTATGGAGATAAATGAAGAAATGGCCAAGAATTTTAATGAGACAAACAATTTGCAAGGACATTTCGCCTCTTCGTTGTACATAGGTGGATTCTATAATAGCAAGTTAGTATCCGTGATGGCATTATTAAGAGAGAATAATAATGAATGGAGAATAACAAGACTCAGTTGCAATACAAATAATTACGTTGTTTTTAAAAAGTCAATGAATTATTTCATAAATAAATACAAACCGCACAAAATAGAAGCATTCGACGACAGGAGATGGGTTGCTGAACAAACTGATAGCTTATATAATAGATTGGGCTTCGATTTTGCGGATGTAATTTCACCTGATTATGGTTACACGAGAGGACAGAATGATTACATAACAAAGACTTTCTTCGAAAAAGATAAACTGATTAAACAATATAGTAAAATGCACGAACTTACTGATGATATGACAGTGGATGAAATGATCAGAAAACTTGGTTATTATCGCATATACGACTGTGGACAATATAAATACGTGTGGAAACGGTAATTTATTATATATCTGATGATATTTATAATTAATTACAAGTATCAGTTATAAATATGAACAGAATGAATAAAATAGACGAAAGTAAATTACGTCAGATAATCAAGGAGAGCGTCAAGAAGGTAATTTCCGAACTCGATTGGAAAACATATGCGAATGCCGCCAATAAGTCATTGGAAAGAGGTAATACTTCCTATTGGAAAAATAAAGGCGAAAGCCCCAATGGTGCGATAGGAAAGGCAGTCGATGCAAGAAATAGGTCACAACGTTTCGGCAATGCAGCAAAGGATGCCTTTAATAGGGACTACGGTTATAAGAATGGTGATATGTGGGATGATGATTTCGCCGACGTAAGGTTAGGAGGTGACTTTGATGCAAGCGAGGAATTCGGTCCTCACGTTGTAGGCCGAAAGGATAAAGGTTATGGAAATCCTGCGAAGTTTGAACACGGATGGGACGACAACAAAATGACCCATAGTACACCAGAGGATTTCTTCGGAGATAACGGTGATGCCGCACAGTCATACAGAAATGCTGATGCTGAGGTGAAGAATTACAAGAAAGGAAATTATCGTTATGACAAAGGCGATGGATGGAAATTAAAATAAAGCCGATAGTAAGTAATTCCGAATAACACATTCCACATAGTTATTGTCAACTATGTGGAATTTTTATATAAAAGATGAAGCAACCAATAAAAGGAAATAAATCTAACAACAAGAAGAATAGGAAAAAGAAAACGGTTAAAAAGCCTTATAGCCCATTCAATTCACGTTATAAGAAAAAAGGTAATCAAAAGTATGGTACCTCTAAGTTGGAAAGAGATTTCGCAAGGGATTTCTTGGAGAAGAACGGTATAAAGTTTATATATGAATACTGTGCATCTGACATATCTCGCTATTACGATTTCGCCATAGCCTCTTATCCCGAAGTCGATTATGAAATGGAAGTTAAAGATGGTATAAAATGTGTCAAGCAAGAAGGACAGTATTTTCCAATATCTTTTATGATAGAGGTTGATGGTGGATATTTTCATGGAGACCCAAGAGTTGTGAAAGAGGGAAAGTTGAACCCTATGCAGAAACATAATAAATTCGTTGACAGTCTAAAAGATAAATGGTGTGGTATACATTGTATACCATTGTTGAGAATATGGGAATACGATATTAGAAATAATCCCGATTATGTTCTTGAACAGATAAATAACTATATCGACATTGGTTACAAGAAGAAAAAGAAGGAAGAATGGAGAAAGAAACCTCATTGATTTGAAAAGTAGGAATAATTAAGTTATATTAAATTTAGATTAAACTATTTGTATTATAAGGATGAAAGCTAAATTCTTTATTCCATATGCCCAAGGCGATTGTGTCAGAGGATTTAGGTACGGTCGAGAAATAAAAGCCAAGGAATATGCAAAGATGGAATTGGATGAATACGACACGCATAAGAGGGGCGTTGACCAAATGGTTACTACAAGTATGGGATGTAATATGGCAATAAACCCTTTTAAGAAAAGAAAGATAGATTATAACAAACAGAAATATCAATTCCATGAGTGTAACTGTCGCCTATTGAACATAGAAGGACAGGATGAGACATTGTCTGAATTAGACAGAATGTATCGCACCAAGGAGAAATTTGTCGAGATAGTTCAGTTGAATACCGAGGAATACCTCAATAATCCTGATATGGAGACTGATTTGAATATGTGGATAAACGAAAGTAAGAAAGTCACGGGTTGTAAGAAGCTAAGTGATGAAGAAGCGATATTTTATCTGCCGAAGAAAGATTTCAAAATATACATTGATGAGGATAAGTCAACGGCAGTTCTGAAAGATTGCAAATTTCTGAAACGAATGGGAGGAAAAAATTCTTTTGCCATAATGGTTGATAAAATAATCTTTATCAACAGTTAAATAAAATCTAATTCTTAATATAATATGTCAATGACGCCAGATGAAATTAAAGAACAAAAACGATTAAAACAAATCAAGATACTCAAGGCATCCAATGAAATGTTGAAACAAGCCAGGGAAAGTATGATGGAACAGACCAAGCTTAGTGGTCTGGAAAAAGAGGAACGTTTGAAGGAATTTGATAAAGCAATTAATGAGAATTACCTTAAGGGTAGCAATTTATTGAACAGCAGCAAGAGAGAAATTGAAAATGCCGAATATGACGAGGTAAGTGACGAGGAGAAGAAAAAATATGAGGAGTATTTGAAAAAGAAAGGTGTCACTGACGATGAGTTGCACGAAAAGGAATTGGCTACTGCGAGTATGGGGTCTTCGGAAGAACCAAATAATCATACCATCGAGAAAAAGAAACGCCGTCGTAATCGAAAGAACGATGATAACGATGGAATCCAAAGGGTCAAGGACGAAGAGGAGCTGATGAAGAAAAGTATGGTGAAGTCTGATGACGACATCCAAAAAGTGATTTCAATTCACGATAAGGAAGACCTTGAGAGAATTGAGAAAAAAGCATCTAGGAAAAAGGTAAAGACCAAGGAAGAAACCGAACCTAAGACGGTTGACATAAAGGTCGAGGAAAAACGTATCGAAAAAAATGAAAACGTCGATTATACTTTCGATTTTTCACAGATACCTGACTATGTACAGTATGACGTTATTCCATTGCCTTCGAATGGAGAGTGCTACCCACATCACATAGGAAGAATACCAGTTGCTTATTTGACTGCCTATGATGAAAACATTGTTTCTTCACCTAATATGTATCGTGATGGAAAAGTCATCGATGTGATTCTCGAAAGAAAAATTTTGGATAAGAGAATTAAACCAAGTGAGTTGTGTCAAGGCGACAGGGATGCAATCATCCTGTGGTTAAGAGCAACTGGTTACGGAAATATGATGCCAGTGTCAGCGACTAATCCTGAAACAGGAAAACAATACAACCTTGATGTGGATTTGGGTTCATTCAAATATAAGCCTTTTGAATTAAAAGGTGATGAGAATGGTTTGTTTGAATATAAATTGGCAAACGGTGATGTATTCAAGTATAGGTATTTGACCAATGATGACAATAATCGTCTGAAGAATAATATGATAGACCAAAGGGTTAAACTGAATTCATACAATGCAATAAAATGTGTCAACAACCTTCAAGAGTATACTGACAATATTACAGATTTGAATGATAACGACCGAAAGGATTTAAATGATTGCATTGAGGATATAAAGGACATATTGGGTGAGAACACAAAGATAGGCGATAGCAATGTTACGACTAATTATTTGGAGATAGTTACTGAGACAATGAAGTCGTATACGGTTTCCATTAACGGAAATAATGACAGGGAATATATTAATAGATACATTGACAATATGCGTTCGCTGTATGCGAAGTCATTTATGGACTATGTCGTCAGTCATCAACCTGGTGTCGATTTCAAATTCAAGGTAAATATCCCTCAGAGCGATGGAGGCGGCTCTTTCGACACCTTTCTTGCCCTCGACGATACTATTTTCATTACTATATGACGGATACGAAAAGAATTTGAAGAAGGAATTGTTCATGTGCCATAAGAATATGAAACTGAGTATAGATGAATTATATATGATGCCGAGAAGGGACAGAAAGTTTTACATAATGACACACAACAAGGAAATCGAGAGGGAAAAGGACGCAATGAAGAAAAGAAAGAGATGAGGTGGGTGGTGAAAAATCATTCACCTCATTATTTATATAATATGTTATAATGTAAATAAATGGCGAAAGACCCGAAATTCAATAATATACAGAATAGTTTTAGCGATTACCTTGATGCAATGAATAATGTTACTGAAAGAATCAACAATCTAACAGCAGCAAAAACACAGGCATTAAACGAAGGTAATAGTAAACTTGCCAATGAAATTGAACAATATCTAAAAAGGGCTGAAGGTGAGAAGAATGTGATACAAAAGATATTAGATGTTCTTCAAATGATGGCGAAGGGTAAAGGTGAAGCCCTTATTTATCAAACAACCAGTGAAAAAAAGGAACAAGATAGACTACGCAAAGAATTTGAAAAGGAACAAGAAAAGAAAGCTAATAAAATGAGTGCTTTTTGGGGACGTTTTGGCTATGATTATAGTAGTAATCAAGGAAATATTGAAAGAAGTTCATTCGGAGAAGGCTTTGGCAGTACTAAGAAAGTAAAGGAGGTCGGTGATGCATTATCCATGTTCGGTGGAAGAATTGGTAAAGTTGGAGGCGTGTTGACCAGATTTGCGGGATGGATAGGTATTGCTATAGAAGCCGTAAAATTACTTGATAAAGCAATAGGAGCAATCGCAGATGCGGATGCAAAACAACAAGATATCCAGAATCGTAGGAATACGATGTTAACCGATAGAAATATTGAGTTGTCTAACATCGAGACCGAGGGCAATGTAGATATACTTAATACCTTTAAGGACAATATGTTGTCTGAATATAACAAGTTATTTACTGAACTACAAGGGCAAGTAGCAATAGCAAATGCAAAAGCAATAGCATCAACAAACGCTCAAATAGAAGGGACAATAGGTGACATTAATAATGCTGCGTGGAATGCTTTGGCTGCACAGACAGACATATGGGCGCAACAACAAAAATTAGGACTACAAGTAGCAAAAACCAAAGATATCGAAAATCGTGCAATTGCCCAACGTGACATCGAGTTAGGAGGAAGACAAAGTGAAAGAGTATATCAAAGTAGTCAATCCATATTGAAGGCACAACGAACAAATGCCGAATTGAATATGGAAGAACAAAACTACACTTATGAGCATCCTTGGGCAACAACGGCTAACAAGATGGTTGGTGGTAGTACAGAAGCCGATCATGTTCGTGGTGACAATAAATGGAACGCACAATACGACAGTAGTACCGACAAATATCTTAGCAATGGTACAAAAGGAAGTGCGATGCTGGGTATGACTAATGATCTAGCAAACGGTCTTCTAAAGAATACCTTAAAATCGGGAATAACCGTCCAACAGACGAGAACGAAACGTGATTTGACCAATGCTTCCAATGATTTGAATGCAGCTCAAGCCGAGAACACCAATCGAGTAAAAATGCAAAATACCGTAATTGCCAATAGTAACGAGATAAAGAACAAAGTCTTGGAAGGAATGACTGAAATAAAGTCATCCGTAATTGATACGCAAGCTGCCATTGATAAGGCATATCAAAAGATGGCTCAAGCAGTAGAGAAATGGTTCATGGATTGGCAAGACAAGATATACGATAGTGGTATTCTTAAAGGGATGACCGATAGAGGGCAGTTGGATAAATATCGTTCGTCAATGCTCCCTATTATGGAAGAGGTATCCCGTAAATACGGAGTTACCAAGGAAGAATTCGTCAAGATGCAGAATGATTACACCGCCGATGGACGTAGCAAGTTGCTTAATCGTGAGGATTTAAATCAGCAAGCCTCTTTGGGTAAGATATATCTTGGAGGCGATTTTGGTACTGCTGCTGAGTTGGCTAATAACACCGAGATATTCAATATGGGTGTCAGTGATACTGTTGACTTGATGGGTGAAATGTCAAAGCAAGTCAATAAGATTGGTCTTGACGGAAGAAAATATCTTAAAGACATGGTCAAGAACCTTAAGATGGCGCAGAAATATGATTTCAGAGGAGGTGTCAAGGGTATGATGAAAATGGCGAAGTGGGCGCAGAATACCCGTTTCAATATGGACAATCTGCCTAATATGTTGGAAGACATACAGAAAGGCGGACTTGAAGGCATCATCACCAAGGCTGCCAAGCTACAAGTATTAGGAGGTAGATTCGCCATGGGTGCAGACCCTATCGCAATGGCATTCGAGGCATACAATAATCCTGCTGCCTTAGCCAAACGTTTCAATAGTATGACTATGGGAATGGGACATTTCAATAAGGAGACTGGTGAGGTCGAATTTAATGGAATGGAGATGGATCAAATGCGAGCCTTGGCTGAGTATACAGATCAATCCATTGATGACGTTAAGAAACAAGCAAGATACAATGTGAAGAAGGATAAAGTCGAAGGTTTCATCAAAGATAATACTTTGTCACAGGAACAGAGAATGGATTTGGTGAACAAGGCATATTATCAAGATGGTCAATGGAAAGTGAATGACGTGACGGGTAATGCAGTGAATCTGTCGGATGTCAACTCTTCCAACATTAAGGATATCCAAGCCGATACTTATGAGGGTAAGATGGAACAAGGCATGGAACAAATAGTTTCATTTACCAAGTTGTTTACTGGCAATATCGATGCTAATATGGCACATTTGTCAGATTCCATTAACAAAAACGGTGCAGCCGACAATGAGTTGCGGGAACGTCTGCTCGCAGAACAGAAATATTTCTTTGCGAAGTCACAGGAATATTCTGAGACCATATTAGAAAAGATGCAAGAGGCGACAGCTGTATATAAAAATTTCTTAAATGGATTTGTTGATCCTGCCAATGCTGAAAAAGAGGTCTTAAAGGAGATAAAATCCTTCAGTAAAAATACACATGAACAATTAAATTTGATATTGAAACAAATGGGGGGTGCTGCTGCCGATATCGCAAATAAGAATGAATTGGCTGAAAAGTTAAAAGGATTAAGTTTCGGTGTGAACACTCGTGGTGGAAAGAGAAAAAATGTAAGTGCTCAAGAACTCGTAATGAATGGTTCGCTGTATATGGGAGGTAACGGTCAAATGTATATTAACCAAAACAAGATCAGGGAGACATATGGAAGTACCGGTAAACTTATGTATGGTGATTACACAAGACAACAGTTGAAACAACGTGGTATAAATGAGAAAACATACGGTAGATTAAGGTATACGGGTGTCGGTGGAACTGACGATTACGCAACTTCAGTAAAAATACAGAATGAACAGATAAAAGCTCGTAATTACAAACGTAAAAAGGCAGCCGAAGGCAAGATTGTCGATGCTGGCGATGGTAAAACAATGTATGTTCCTTCACAGAATCCGAACCCCAAGTACGAATCATTAGTCAGTGATGGCGTAATGAATGGAAATGGCAATTCAATGTTCACTCAGGCATCCAAGGTCACTCCGATAAACGACGGAAAGGTACAGATAGCCAAGTCGGATCCGAAGGACACTGCCGTGTTCGCCAAGAATGGTGGTCCATTCGACACGTTGTTCAACGACGTGTTCGGTCGTATAAACGACGTGTACAACAAGGTGTCATCGAACGTTATGCCAACAGAGCCGTTGGGCAAGGACGCTGCGTTTGCGGAAGCGCCTGCAAGTGACACTCAAGCATCCAAGGTCACACCGATAAACGATGGAAAGGTACAGATAGATCCGGTTAACATTACAATTAATGGCAAATTGGAATTATCTGGTGGAAATGGTCAGTCAATAGATATAATGAGTGAAATCAAGAATAACCCTATGCTGCTTAGGTCAATTAGTGATATGATAGTACAGAATATCAGTACCAAGTATTATGGAGGTAGACCAGTCGGTAACAGTAATTTCAGAAAGTAACGAATGTTAATATTTATGTAATATATAATTTATAATAGCTTCATCAACGAATAACAATGGTAAGAAGAATATCAAGTAGTCAGAGGAAATTAGTAAAGTCTGAGAAAAGCAGTGGAAAATCAACGATAAAATCCATTGCCAATGGAATCGTTAACGCCACGAAGGATGCCATTGCAAAAGGTGTTAATGAAGCCAAGAATATCATCGAGAAAACTCCTGACTATGGTTACAGGACAATTGACAACCTTGCATTGAACAATCGTTGCAAATATAATTTTATGGATGGTCTCATAAATGGATTGTCAATAGATAAATTCTGTAATTTCAATAACAAGAACGAGGTCTATATGCGAAGATTGATGATGGTTAACATCACGGAACACGACATTACAATGAAGGCACTTGGTACTGATGCCGCCTTTAAAGGAGACGGTTCACATATAACAACAAACACAACAGCACCTTCATATGTTAGTAATTTGAATTATACCGATAATTTCGCCCGTAACGTGAACGGAATGGAACAAAATGGCTATCTGAGTACGAGAAGGGCTGAAAGTCGTGGCAGTGATAACGATGGTAATTACGTAAATCATGGACAATTGTATGGTCAGACAACTAATTTGTTTCCTGATGATAATGATAGTTTAACCGATGATATTGCCAAGTGGGAGCTGGAAGGTGAAAAAAACAGTATTTTAACCAAAACCAAAGAGTTATTTAACCAAGCTAAGATTAACACCTTAATATCAAGGTTTCATGGTGATGGAGGTGTAATGGGTGGTAGTGAAAACGTAAAGGGAATAGGCGACGCAAATACTGAAAAATTTGGAAAATCCCACGGTAGGAACTTGTTATTGAGAGATGTCGAAAAAAAAGGTGGAAATGGGTATAGTATAAACGGATACAATAATCCGTATTGTCGTGTGTGGACACACCATTATCAATATGACAGACTTTTCAAGAGAATAAGGCCATTTTATCAAATGGATGACTATGGAAATTTCAAGTCAGTCACAAAATTGAAGGATTTCCATCATTGGCATAATTTCTCCCACGATGACACTGGTAATATAACATTTAACAAGAAAATAACATGGGACAAAAAAGGTACTGAGAAATGGGGATGGAAATCAGGTGATAACGATGACGCATGGAATAAATCCGTAATACAAGATAATGGTTATCCGAATATTACACCTAAATACCAAGGAGGCGGAGAGTATAATATTCATACCAAACAATGTATGTTTTCAATCGAGAACCTTGCTTGGAAAGGCTATGACCCATATTCATTCGAGAAGGCATTGTCGTGGGAACAGAGAGGACCTAATGGAGGTCGTATAATGTGGTTTCCACCTTACGGTATCGATTTCAATGAGACAACAAATGTCAATTGGGGCACGCAGTCGTTTATAGGTCGTGGCGAAGACGTATATACATACGTTAATACTACAAGGACAGGTACATTATCATTTATGTTGGTGGTTGACCATCCGTCCATCATCGATTATGTCGGTTGGCACGCAGATGATATCAAAGATAAGGTAAAGGACAGTGATTTGCTGAGATTCTTTGCGGGTTGCGATAGCGGCAATCCTGAGGACGAGGGTAGTTTATTACATTACGTGAAACCTACCCCTTTAACGGATGAATATATACAGAATGTTGTAGAAGAAGAACTTTCGGTTACTGCCGAGCCTGAGAAGAGAGAACCACAGCAAGAAAAGAAGACCGAGGAATTGGTAATGACTTTTTACGTCTTTTATCCTAACAATTATTCTGGATACTATGATCATATTGGAAGTAATGTTGAAGCAATTGCCTATTTGCTCGCAGGTAGCGGTGCGCAGATGCAATCTAACGGTGATAATAAGAATGCTCCTACCAAGGATATTCCGTTGACAATAGAAATGCTGTCGGACGATGAGACGTGGGATAATGGATATGGATATGAGGTAAAGAATAGTGAAACAAAGGGAATATCAAACTATAAAGATATGTCTGATAATAAAAACTATATTCACGGTACGAAACCTATATGGCAATATCAGAAGAATAGAAACTCATATCAAGCGAACAACAAGAAATGGTATTATCGTATCGATGGCAAGTATCAACAAGCCCCTACGAGTGAATATTATATCAATACATATGACCAAACGTTGTTGAACGACTCAAACTATTCTGACACGACATCATTCGCCTATAATTCAGACGCAAGTGCCGTAAGAAAACTTTTTGAAGTTCCTGATGATGAAGAAAACAAGAGTGTACTGTATAGTTTTGCCGAGGTCGCCGCTGCGTTGGAAAGTAATAAGAATGAAACAATTTCAGATAATATTACCAAGAATTGTTTAGGAAGTAAAACTGATAGGATAGATAAACTAAAGGAAATCTTCTATGGTGATGAGAAGACGACCGAAGGAAGGACGGAAGGTAAATATAAGGTTGTCAGGGTTGAGACAATAGGCTATTCTAATAATCATGATAAAAATAAAACGACTTCGACAGGAACTACTAACAAAAAGAGTGTATCTACAACAAGAAATGATAAATTGGCGATCAATCGTGGACGAACGGTAATCAATTGGTTGGAGAAACGTTACGGCAATGTCTTTACCGATGATATTAATCAGAAGTCAACAGTACAAGCTTCAAAAGCTGTGAATTCTGACGATAAGCTCAATGTTAACGGCTCATCAGCAAAAAAATGGAGGTCTGCGAAGGTGATGATTACGTTTGAACGTGACGTTACGACGACTTTAGCTGAAAGTAACAGTGGTGAAAATGTAAAATATAAAGGTTATACTGAGATAAAGGACGAGAATCAGAATACAGCCTATAAAGATGAAAACGGTGACATATGGTATTTATCAGAAGATAAGACGAAATTCGTCAGAAAAGTAAACAAGTTAGGAAAAGTAATAGCAAGAAGCCAAAATTCGATTAGTAACTTAGCTGCGGTAAATAATGACGGATGGAGAGAAATAAGTGCTTCTGAATATGAAAAGATTAAGGCATCCTATCCCAATGCAGTCGAATGCCGTGAGAATAGAAGTGGAGTCGCAAAATATTATACTAATATTGCGAAATATAATTGGAAGTTTGGCGAAATCTATTTACCAAATATGTCGGCAAACGACAGTACTCAAGAATATAACAACTTGAGATACGACCAAGAGTATTATTTCTTTAAGACCCTTGAACATAAGGCACCTGCCGTATACAGTAGTCTGATGGATAAAATTCAATATTTCGATCCTGCTTTTCATTCAATGACCCCTGAGGGTTTTAATGGCAGATTGACATTCTTACAACAATGTACCAGACAAGGAAATACAATAGGTGCGTCTGATAGACAAGCGAGGTCAGCAAATAACCTCGCTTTCGGTCGTGCGCCATACTGTGTACTACGCCTTGGTGACTTCTATAACCAATTAATAGTAATTGATAATATTAGTATTGATTATGATCCGTTGCAGTGGGATTTAAATACTGAGAGTATCGGTATGCAACCGTTATTGGCCCATGTGAACATTAGTTTCAAGTTTATTGGAGGAGGAGACCTTGCAGGCCCTGTTAAGCGTTTGCAAAATGCGATGACATTCAATTATTATGCCAATACCAGACTATATGATAATAGAGCTGACAGACCGTCGTATAAGGAAAATTATATAACTGGCATAAGCGAACTTGAAACTGATAAGAGTTATGCCTATACTACAGATATGAAAAAGGAAATAAAATAATTAATTGAAACATAATATGTCATATTACGATAGATACAGTAGGTTTAGAGGTGAAAACAGCAGTCATATAATGCCTTATGTTGAAATAAACCCAAGTACCACAGACATTACGGTGGTTTTCAACAAGGACACAATGCGAATGGACACTTTGTCTTACAAATATTACAACGATGCTAATTATGGATGGCTAATTATGATGGCTAACCCTAAATGCGGTAGTTTGGAATATTCCATTCCTGATGGCACAGTGTTAAGGATTCCATATCCCTTGAATACCGCCATTAATAGATACGAGAATGCAATTAACAGTTATATAGAATCTCATTGATTAACCTTTATTAACTTAAAATATTTGGATATTATATTTACTTCTCATAACTTTGCAATATTATTAACCAATTAATATTATAAAGTTATGAGATTTTTTATTTTAATAATCAGTTTGTTGTTCACTTGTTCACTGTCGAATGCGCAGAGATTAAACCATCAAGGTAAGAAGATGGTTCGCAGTGTAATATGTTTCGTTCCTAACAAGAAAGACACTATAAAATATAATTTTTACTATGATGATGATGAATGTCGATTGATAAGAATGGATAGACTGAGAAATAGTAGTCAAAATTATGGAAGATACCTATTGCGTAATCGTTTGGAATACAAAGATGGAAAGCTGCAAAGAACCGATTATGATGAGTATGGGTATAAAAAGACTAAATTTATCTACTCTTATGTTTTGGATAGCGACAGGTATGTTGTAGAAAGAACGTTTAAAGATGTGTCAGGGACAGATAAATGGTACTTGAAAGAGGTTACGAGATTCACATATGACTATCCATATAAGGATGAAATAAGACAAATAGTAAAGGAGAGTCATTATTCATTTATAGGTGAGACTATTAAGGGCAAGAGGGTTGAGAAGGAGGTTGTCGGTGACAGATTTACTACTTGGTATGACATTATTGGTGGAAACACGTATCATCACGGTAGGAATGATAAATATGCTTGTGAATACAACGATTTAAATATCAACGTTGGTTATTTATATCAAGGTAATTGGGATATTGAGAGAATGACTGAATGGTATAATTTCTATTCGGAATGTCTGCCATTGGAAGTAGTCAATAGCTATTATCGTTATACATTTACTGACAATGAGCCATATAATTTGATTAAGATAGAAAGAGTCAGTGATAGTACAGGTAAAGTTTACAATACGTGGCTCATTGATTATGTATACTGATTGATTTCAATGTCTGTACTAATTATCTTTATAATGACGGATAGTATAAACTAATTTATTCATAACGAGATAATGGCAGATGTTATAGGTCAAGAAGAAAGAATTAATAGAATATGTTATGTAGAACCGAATGATGTTTTCGATAGTATCGATGGTATTCCGGTAACACCACCATATGAGGATTTTTCAATTGCCTTTGACTTGATAGTCAAGGTGGCTTCACGTTTCAGAAGTAACGAGATACGTGGAAACAGTGGTGAGATAGACGAGGATGGAAAGTACAAATGGGTTATATCATGGACGAGTGCCCCTAAGCAGGGTACTCCTTCGTGGGTTACATTCATGTCTGGCAACGATGTTGGAAATGGAACAAATTCATTGACAACGAACTATACTGATATATCGTTTGACCATTATTTCGAGGGAGAAGAAATTGAAGGATTAGGTGTAGAGCAAGTAAACGTAAGTTTCGAGAGTTGGTATACACCTACCGTATCCATTAAATTCGTCGATACAAGAGGCTCTGCTTTCTTTGGAAGAGAGGAGGCGATACATTATAATGATAAACTAACGGCTGATAATGTATTCGGTTGCTTTGCGACGGTTCCATATCCTGAGTTCAAGTTACAAATCAAGGGATTCTTGGGTAAACCCGTGACTTATCAGTTGGCTTGTAGTAATTTCAAGGCGGAATTAAACTCACAGACAGGCAATTTTGAGTTCACAGTATCGTTTATTGGATATTCGTATGCCTTATTGACTGATATTCCATTAGATTATCTCATCGCTGCACCTCACAATCCATATGTGGGTGTCGAATATTGGGATAAACATAAGACAGACCCAAAATGGCAAATGGTCGGCGAGGATGGTAAGGCGGACAAGGAGCCTGTCCGATTAAGTAAGTTTTTCTTGGATATTGAAAATGCACAATCGGCGTATAATGAGAGACAATCGGCGGTTTCAGACGGCACTAACAGTGATTTGAGTGCGGTACAACAAGAGAAGACATTATTAAACAATATATTAAGCAATTTCAATTCATTTTATCAAGGTCTCATAAAAGATGTAAACAATACGTATATAGATACAACCAACGAGAGCGATAAAAAGAGACAAATTATATTGTTTTCAGATAAAGAGAATATAAGGTTGGTGAATGCGAGTGGTGCATATAAGTCATTTGTCGAGGCTGTTAAGACTTATAATGACGCATTTAGCAGTACAATGATAGGTAAGGATAAGATGCCTAATGGATGGGATGTGGATTGCCCTCTTGACATTAAGGGCGTCGATGCATTCAATCAATCGAAAGGAAAAAAGTTTACTCATAGTTCCGTCAAGGAGATAAAGTTTAATGATAATAGAAATTTAACGGATAGTTCGGTCAATAAAATATTAGAGGAATTTAAGAAAGATAAAAATAGTACCATAATACGTCGTTATTGTTACATAATTGATTGTGGAACCTTGATAACTGACATATCGACTAATGTTGAGAACTTGGAAGCATCTAAAACCCGTATGGAGAAGGAGATAACTCAGTCAATAGAGGAAGATATAACGAGTATCCTTCCTTTCAAGCCATATATAGGTAATGTGTTCAAATTGCTATTCTGTCACCTTGAGACATTTTGCCATATAATGTATGAGGCTTCAAAGGATATACAGTCTGAGGCATTGAATGGTCTCAGAAGTCCATCAGTATTGGGTATTATTAATCTACAATCAGAAACTGATTTATCCGTTGATAGTGGAGACGGAAAGGACGTCACCGTGCCAGCGTGGGTTGGTATCATTAATTCGAAAGCCACTACAACCGATGGCGAGAATGTTACGGTTGAAGATGATGCTGAGACTTTCGGTTGGCCTGGTGATCTGAAAGGTGACTTTGTGGAGGAAAAAGTCGTATATGGCTTCGAGATGGCGATACAGTCAATCGAGGAAACAGAAAAGAGTCAAAAAGACGAGTCTACGGAATTGAACAGTTTCCCTATAACCACTTGTGATTTCAATAATAGTGGAAATATATTCAAGGGTGTAAGTGAATGTTCGTTGAGCGAGTTAAGTGGGTATTTGTCTATTAGGGCAGCACAGTTGTTTGGCGTAATGACCAAGAATATGCAGAACGACATTAATACTGTTAAACTTCTTGGTAATATCGATGCATACAACTACTACAATGCCATAGGCTCGATAAGTCTTATTCAAGGTAACATATTAAATAAGGCAGCAAACGAAGACATTTCAGACATCGTAGTTGGTATATCGGAATGCGACTCAAACTATGACAAGTATGGAGTATTGTCAACCAACACTGATAAGGAAAGACATAAATTCGAGACGGTTCTTAAGGTGAATGGTGTAGATAATGATAGACATCCATTCTTTAAGGATGGTAAATGGGTGCATTATTATGACAAAAAGGGAGTATCGTTGATACCATCAAAGTTTAGAAACTACAATGACTACCAACGGGATTATGTGTATGACGTGGATGGAGGGAAACCTTATTTTGTGCCTGCATATCAAGAGAACAATTATAATGTAGATGCAATGCAGAACACTTTATATCCTTCCGATACAGTTCGTTTAAATAAGAAGTGTATATCATTGGATATGTTCAATATATTCAATGATGTTGATTATGTTAATTCTGTCGTGAAACGTTATGAAACACTGAATAGTGGCAGCGTAAAGGTAATCAACTATGATATAACAGATGACAGTGGACTTAAAACGTTCACGGAAAAATATTGGAAGGTAAGCGACGAAAGGTATGCAAAATTTTTTAATTCCAAGAATATGCTGAGTGCAAATCTTGGGACAATAGGCATTAATACAGACGACTTGTTTATGAGTGAATTGAGTACCGTCTCGGCAAATCCCGTATTGAAGAACGAGGATAGTCGCAAGACTTTGCCTGATTTCAATGGGTGGTATACTACGTCAAAATATAAGAATAGTGTCGAATGTAAAACAGATGGTACTTGGACGGTTACAACAAATAGTGGCTCGAACGATGTGTCTACCGATGACCTTGTAATACAGGATTTAAAACAGTATTTTTATCTGAACAATACGGTAAAGTATAGCGTAAATATCTTTGGTAGCCCTTTTTATTATTTGCAATCTGAAAAGATAACCAATAAAGATACCCAAAGAAACGTTAAAGCCTTGTTGTTCTTGCATACATTTAAATACAATTATGCGAATATATTGAATGTGTTTGCAAAAGACAAGGCAAACGGTTGTATTGAATGTGTGCCTTATGGGTATTTGTTGTTATTGGGGGGTCTTTTGTGGAGAAAGAGACAAGCAAAAGATCCGATAGCTTATATGGATGATACTAAAAACTACCGTCCTTGTAGTAAAGACTATGCCTTGTTTACCAAGATAGGAGGAGAGTATTATTTTACCGTTGGTAATAATGATGCGACAACAGCGCATATGTATAATGTCACCTTGAGTAGTTTGTTGGGAGGTAATTCTTCAATTGATTATAACATCGAGGAACAATTGGTAGAATTATTCCTTAATTTCAGCAAGAATGATTTCGGGACAATTAAAAACTCGTTAGAGATTAGTGATTGGTACGTTGTGAAGGAAAAGTTGTCACGTGAGTATACACCTAAATATTTGTGTGAAGATACAGCAGAATTCTACAAAAGATGGAATAATGTGGGTCATTATCTGAAAGTCAAAGGTAAAAATGAACTAATGACAATAAAGAGTAATATGAGATGGATACGTAATAACGGAATTTGTATGAATAACGATTCTGTTATTAGATACCGGATGCTTGCCGTCGAAGATGGCAGGAATACTAAAGGTATTTATGGTTTCAAAATGTTGCTCAACGAGGACGATAAGGATATGCAGTCTAAATTAAAGGACTTGTACCTTAGAAAGTGTCTTGTATCAGATTCCTGCGCAAGGGTAATGGGTAATAATAGCAAGACTTCGGTGAACGATGTCGTTACGGTAGACAAGAGTGTATTTAAAGCTTATGTAAAAGGTTTTACCGATAAGTTGAAAGACATAGTTAGTACTACTTCCAAGGTAATGACAACTGATAGTGATTTAAGTCCTACACAAAACGATAGATTAAATTATAATAGAAACCTTTGTATTGCAATTTACTATTATCTAAAGAATGTATGGGATAGATGGATGGTAGGCAAGGCAGAAAACACATATGACGTAGCTACTTTCTTCGACAATGATTTCATCTTTATGGATTCATTTTATCGTAATACATATTACCGTTTACCAATGAACTGTCAGAAGGTAATAGATGCCTATCATGGTGCAGCGAAAGACAAGAGTCTGTATAGTTTCATCGGTGATTTGTGTAAGGAACATGATTGTTGGTTTGTGGCAGTTCCTGATTTTATACATTTTACGGGTGAAGACACAACGGACGGTCATAACAAGGAAGGAATGTATTCGGATATCGAGACGATGAAAGATGTATTTAGACCGATGCCTTATAACGAGATACCGGCACCACAGAATAATAATAAATTCGTAATCATTTATATACATAAGTTGTCGGAAGTACCGTCAAATATTAATAATTTCAGATATGATAGTTTCGACATTTGGTCACATACAGACGGGTTTAATGTTGCACCGCCGATATTTAAGTCTGATAGATTACTTGAAAATTCAGATGATACCATAACGAGATTGGGTTATAAAGTGCCTTCGTTCGGTGTTAGTTTCGCAAGGCAGAATCAGCATTTATTCAAGAACATCAAGGTTGATATGAATAACCCTGTCCAGACCGAACAAGCGATTAAGACGTGGCATAATCTGATAAGCGTCGGTAAGTCGAGTGAGAGAAAAATCGCATTCACGGGACAGGATGTATTTAATATCTATACGAACTATTCTTATGAATGTGAGGTTGAGATGCTTGGCAATGCACAAATATGTCCTTTGATGTATTTCCAATTGCTTAATGTACCGATGTGGAGAGGTACTTATATGATTTACAAGGTGATTCATAATATGACACCTGGTAATATGACGACAACCTTCAGAGGTGTGAAACTGTGTCGTTTCCCTAAGCCGTTCAGTACCTCGTTCTTCGTACAGAAACCTGACTGTGATACAAGAAACAACGAGTATAATAATGGTGATTATAGTAGTGGAGGAGGCAAATATTTCACGGAGGAATATAAGAAGGCTACTACGTGGAGAAAGGATTGGTATCATAATAAGGATACAGGTAATGCTAAGACTGTGGAAGGGTTAGGTATCGATTCAAAAAATGGTATTACAAGGAATGAAAAATTAGTTTCGTTGTTCAACAGGTTATATGAGGAGATTGCATCCTTGTCGGAGAATCAGCCAAAGATGAAATGGAATGTCGTGCTTAGTCATGTTCTAAGAAGTGGCAGCGGTTCAGCACATTGTCAGGGAAATGCAATGGATTTGACAATAGCGTACTATAACAAAAATGGAAAGGTTATTTCCACTCCTCAGACATCGTCACCGATGCCAGAACTCGCAAGGGTAACGGATATATTGGCAAGATTACATTTGAATGAGATAGACCAATTGATATTGGAGTACAAAAATGCCCAGAATATGGTACCCGGTAAATACGATAAATATAATGTCTTGCATGTGGGTGTACTTAGTCTTACAGGAACAATACGTCACGAGTGTTGGATAGGGGTTATCGGTGGGTCAATGGGGTATACTCGCATTGATAGATATTATCCTAATGATTTCTTAAAGAAAGTAAATCCTAAGTTTGACGAGACTGCTGGTAATGCATATCGTGCGAACAAGACCAATTTTAAAAAGAGTTTCCGTAATTATTGTGATTATTCTGACGATGTATTAGAGAAGCATTTTGGGAGAAGTGATGGCTCGGCATTCAATAGATGGATGGAATGGACGATACAATTGGAAGGGGGTGATAAAAAAACTACAGCGACACCTCATGGGTATGGAATACAGGATAACGCATGGCAGACATATCATGAGAAGACAGGTCGAAACGACTATAATTATAAGAATTATTACAAATGGTTATGGGATAGTGGAAAGGCTTCACAAGTGAAGGATGAGAATGTTGCGATTATATATGCGAGAGGACACTTTCATTTTCATAGTTTGATTACCCCAGATATTATCAATTCACTGAATAGTATGCAACCTCAGAAGGCATTTAATAAGGTAATGAAGCTGTATGGTAAGTGTATGATGGAATATAATGAAGGCAAAACTTTCAAGACACATGAAGGGTGGCGTAAAATAATATATAATACAAAATATGGCGATTACCATAATGTATACAATGATAAAAATCATCCTACCGTTGAAGAAGTTAAAAATTATATAAATTCTCTTTAATCAGAGAAAAAGTAGTATGTTTGTGGCGTTTAATGTAAAATGTTAGTTTATGCAAAAAGTTTTGGCAAATGTAATTACTGATTTGACGAGGATTAAATTCGATATAAAGGTAAATAAGTGTAAGAGCATGGATGAGATAGAAAAATCTCTTCCTACTCTTATTATTGGTTATAAGAATGCAAAGAAATATATAAAGGATTTCAATATTTTAAAAAAAGCATATCCGAAGCAAAATTTATGGTGGACATTTAGCAAGACGGAGAGAGGAGTCGATTTTCAAGACGATATATACAAATTTTGTCTCGAAGCCGTGGACAATATTGTTGATAAGGTAGAATATTCGTATGTCGATTATTTAGATTGTTCATTGGGAAAAGGTAAAAAGGTATTGAGCTATCTTATGTCATCTAATGATTATAAGGTAGCGTACATTGACGGTAATAATTTTCTTTACTTGTATAGTCCTCATTTCAAGAAGGTATGGGGTTTTTCCTTGGGTACAATGATGTTTTATGGTGTTAAGCAACGGAGTATCGAAAAGGTGTTAAATAATATTAAGAATACTCAATGGATTAAGAATTTCGCAAAGATACCTATCAAGGTAAAAAGATTGATAGGTGATAGAACGCACAATAATATCGTGTTATATGATTATTTTTGAAATTAGTTAATATTTATCTTTATAAAGAAATGTAATAGAGATGGTACAAAGATTTTTCGGTAAAAGACCGTTAAAGAAGTATGTCAGACCTTTGAAGAATTCTGCCGTGCAACATAAGATTGTAATTGAACAATCAAAAAATGATACAGATGAATCCAAGGTCGATAATAATGAATTAAATAACACTGACGATATGAATGACGAGAGACTTGCCAAAGTAGAAGCATTGGCTGGTGTAAAAGCACCAAAAAGAAAGGTAAAGGTTGAAAAGAAAGATAAGGGATTGATTGAACGTACTGAGAATAGTACAATCGTTTTGACCGAGGAAAATAAGATGATGTTGAACGATTAACAATATGGCAGACAGAAAACTTATCGAGGAATATAAACTGTCTGAAGCCGTCAATCGTTTTAAACAGATAAACGAATATACTTTCATTACATCAGCACCATTGACTGAGGAAGGCGACGATGAAAACGGAAGTGGTAATGAGCAACAGTCTGGAATGAATGGGGGTAACGATATACCTCAAGGTCAACCATCGGACGGAAGTCAGCCACAGATGGGTATGGATAATGGACAGCCACAACAGATGCCTCAACAACCAACGGATGCAAATGCCCCTCAACAACAGGAACAAGGTATACAGCAACAAACTCCTCCTCTCGGTGATGCAAACGGTAATGGTGAGCAACTACCGATGGACAATACCGAGATAGGCGTAACTGACGATGGAACGGACGAGATACAGCCTGATGATGAAGTAATTGACGTTGACGACTTGACTAATGCACAAGAAGATACCGAGGAAAAAGTCGACGGTGTCAGTCATCAGTTGCTTAGACTGTTGAAGGTCGTGACAAAGTATAACGACGCAATAGATAGACAGAATCAAGAAATCGAGGACTTAAAGAAGGAATTCGAAAGAAGAAATCCTACGGAAGAGGAACAATTGAACATAAGGTCTCAAGCGGGTTATCCTTATTCTGAACAACCAAAGGATTATTGGAAGAAGAAGATAAAAGATAATCCTAATTATAATGTAATGTTCGATAATGATGTTCCTACTGATAAGGAACAAGAGAAATTTGATATAAAGGACAGCGATTTGAATGGTCTTAATTATAAGAGTATTTCGGATTCTTTCGATATTCTTTCGATGATGATATGAAATTGTCCGATTTTTTAAATTTCTGATATTTATATAATGAGGAAGTAAAAGAAGTTAATTTTCTAGAATTTCCTCATTATTTTTATTAAAATGCAAGAGTAAGTAGTATATTTGAAACGTGAAACCTAATGGCTTATATTGAAATAACATTTGAAATTAATTTTATGTAAAAAATATGGAAACATTAATTAACAACACGAGTATTGATGCTATTGAGGCACAGTACAGAAACTCACAAGGAAAGCATGATGATGGACAAAAGAAGTTCAATTTTGACCCAAAGTTGTATTTAAATACACAGTTAGACAAGGATGTAAATGAAAAAATCGTTAGAATTAGAATTTTACCTGTAAGTGGTACTGACCCTAATATCTTTATGGTTTTGAGAACTCATTCTCTTAAAGTACCCACAGAAATTGCGAAGAGTGGCTTTAAATCTTTTGTATGTCTGAATGATTCTCACATTGAGAAAAAAGAAACGGACGGTTGTCCTTTATGTCGAAAGGCGAATGAATTGTTTGACAAGGCGAACCAATGCCGTTCTGAGGGAAAAGAGGAAGAGTCTAAGACTATTTTCAGACAAGCGTGTTCGTTTAAAGCCAAGAACACTTACATTGTTCGAGTTATTGAAAGAGGCAAGGAAGAAGAAGGCCCAAAGTTTTGGAGATTTAATGCAAATTCAAGAGGTGAAGGGGTTTATGATAAGTTGATGAATATCTTTAATGCCCGCAAGGAACCAAAACCTGATGGTACGATTTATAATATCTTTGACTTGGTTGATGGTAAAGATTTGGTTTTGACAATCAAGAGAACATTTACCAATGACGAAAAAGCGACCGACAAGTCATCGATTAATATAGTAGATGCGACATTCCCATCACCATTGTCAGCAAATACCGGGCAAGCGAATAAATGGATTAATGATGACAAAAAGTGGACTGATGCATATAGTATTCGTCACGCTGATTATCTGTCTATTGTAGCAGAAGGGCAAATTCCGGTAAGAAACAAAGAGACTGGTAAGTATGAGGGGAAAGATACTGTCGTTTCGATGAAAAAGCAACAAGAGGATGAAGTCAATAAGGTGGCACAAGAGATATTGGCAGCACCACAAGCAACCCCACAGAGCGATGTGCATATTGCAACACCATCATCTAATGTCATACCATCTACAACGATGCCACAACCAACGGTAGCTCCCGTAGCAAATGAAGATGAAAGTGATCCATTACCATTTTAATTCGTATTTGTGAATGCTCACCGATTATTTTGAAATAGTAAGCCAAATGCCTTTGATGGGCAATGGTATAATGGGTGTGTAGTTTACCCAGTGGTCATAAGAACCATGAACTGATTTCACTGGATTTCAATGGAATTTGGAACTATTATGGCTAAGTTGTATTACATATATGGACCGATGAACGTCTCAAAGAGTGCGTCTTTGTTAATGAAGGCACACTCTTTTGAGAGTAATAATATCCCTTTCGTTTGCCTTAAATCATCAATTGATGACCGTGATGGAAGTAGCATCATTAAGTCAAGGGTGGGCATCGAACGAGAATGTATTTCAGTAAAACCGACAGATGACATTTATAGGATATTCAAGACATATAATGACGCTAAAAATCCTTTGAAATGGATATTGGTGGATGAAAGTCAATTCTTAACGAAAGAACAGGTAGACCAATTGGCTAAAATCGTAGATACGTTGGATATTAATGTAATGTGTTATGGTTTAAGGACTGATTTCAAGACGAATTTATTCGATGGTTCTAAACGGTTATTTGAATTAGCCGATAACATCGAGGAAATGAAAGTCTCTTGTCGTTGCGGTAGAAAGGCAATAATAAATGCCCGAATTGACGATAATGGAAACATAATCAAGGAAGGTGAACAGATAATGACGGGTGGTAATGAACGTTATGTTACTATGTGTCGTAAATGTTATAGTGAATTAGTTAACAAGAAGTAATGTAAATTTAAAAATTTTATTTATGAAACAAGCGATTAAAAAAGGTGCAGGTATCAAGAAGAAAGGTATTAGTGCGTGGAAAGAGAAAGCAGGTTTGGGTGTTACATCGGCCAACCTTGAAGTAAGTAATGCAGATAAACCAATGGATTGGTTGGTGATGCCTAAGGCATTCCAAGAGGCGACTAGACTTACTGGTTTTCCTATTGGTTACGTAAGTATGATTGGCGGTTTCTCCGATACAGGTAAAACAACCATTATCAATCACGTATTAGTGTCAGCTCAAAGACAAGGTTTTATTCCTGTCATCTATGATACCGAGAATAATATGGATTGGCGTTATTTGACTGACATGGGTTTCGAGGCTACACCTGTGTATGGAGAAGTAGACATTGAAAATGTCGATTCTGAAACTGGCGAAGTAACATATACAAAAGAAAATCGTATTATAGGTTATGATGGTGACTTTATTTACTTCAATAACACAATTCTCGCTGCGAAGTACGGACAGTATGATTATTCAACTGGCAAAGAGACCAAGACAAAGAGGAAGGAAGCCGTTATTGAGGATATTGCTGCAAGCATGAAGGAGTTGCTTGATGCACAGGATAATGGTGAGATCGAACAAGGTCTTGTATTTGTATGGGATTCAATAGGCTCAATCAATTCATATAAGTCTTACAAGTCAGTGACAAATAATAATATGTTCGATGCTGGTTCTGTGAGCGTCGCCTTTTCAAATATTCTTAACAACCGTATACCGTCATCACGTAAGATGTCTTCACCTTATACAAACACAATGATTGCCATCAGTAAAATATGGCTTGATTCAATGACTGCACCAATGGCTGCACCTACGGTGAAGTATAAGAATGGTAATACGTTCTATTATGCTTGTCATGGCTTAATTGTTCACGTAGGAGGTGCTTTGACAAGTGGTACTAAGAAGCTTAAGGCTGTTTCAAAGGGTGCAACATACCGTTATGGTCTTGAGACAAAGATAAAGGTCGTAAAGAATCATTTGCCAAGCCCATACAATGTGACATACGAGGGCAATATGATATGTACTGCCCACGGTCTGATAGACAAGGAAGAATTACCTCAGTATCAGAAAGAACATATCGGTGATATGTTGGCGCAATTGAACGAGCAATTGACCAAGTCAAACAAGACGGCAGATGCTGAGGATGTTGTATTTACAGAAGACGAGGAAGAGTAAATCAAGATAATATGGCTAATGGTAGGAGGAAAAAAATCTCTTACTCTTAACATTTTTAAATATACAAGAATGTTAAAGTTTCATCTTTAAGTAGTACATTTGCAATGTCGAAAAAAAGTAATGTAAAACTAAATTGTTTGTATTATGAAAGTTAATTTGATTAAAGAGGCTTACTATGAGATTAACGAGAAGAAATCATCGTTTTTGCCTTTCAGTACGTTTATGAAAATGTGTGGTGTAACACCAAATGGTAAGGAACAGTCAGACGATAGCATTGTTACACCCCCTAATGTGAGATTCTTCTCAAAGATAGATGATTTCCGTTCTCTTACTAAGAGTGAATTGGATAAGTTCGACACATCAAAAGATGTTATTATATTGCCAAGTGGCGAAATCTGTGTATTCTTGAAATTAACACAAGATAATATCACAGAAAATGCTTTAGAACTTAAGAAAAATGACGAGAATGTCAAATCGTCTGTAAACACCAAAGAACAACAAAATGTCGCAGCCAATACCAAAGAGGATCCAGAAGACAAAGCCACAGATCTTAAATAAGACGTTTAATACGCTATTAGTTGACGGTTCCAACATTTTGGAACTGTCCTCTCTTGCTGATAAGAAGATTTCGAGTAATGGAAGGCAGACGGGAGGTATTTTCCAATGCCTTTTACAGTTGAAATTGTTATTAAAGAAGGGGAATTTTAGGTATGTCTATGTTTTTTGGGACGGCGATAATTCAGGACAAAGTCGATATGACATATATCCTGAGTATAAGGCAAACAGGAATAAGACATTTGAGGATGACAACCTTTCAGATTATATGAAGGAAGTCAATAAACGAATAAATGGTATGAAGAATTACTTTGCCAAAAAACAAGATCCTGTAAAAATAGCCGAGGAACAAAGACAGAAGGAAATCTTTCATTGGCAAAGGGAAGTATTGATGGAATGTCTCGAAGAATTATGCATCCGTCAATGTTTATGTGATAAGACAGAGGCAGATGACTTCATTTCATACTATGTAACGCACAAAAAGCCGAATGAAAGAATCGTAATTGTCTCCAATGACCGTGATTTGACGCAACTTATTTCCGACCAAGTGATAGTTTATGTCCAATCGATGAAAGATTTTATAAACACGAAGAATCATACGCAAGTAATGGGGTATAATTACCAAAATGTAGCGTTAAAAAAAGTACTTTGTGGTGACAGTTCCGATAACATCAAGGGTATTAAGGGCTTAGGTGAGAAAACCTTGCTGACTAATTTCAAACAATTGAAAGAAAGAAAGGTCACATTGGATGAAATTATTGATGGTGCAAGGAAAATCAACGAGGAAAGAGCGAAAGTCAAGAAAAAACCTTTAAAATGGGCGGAAAATATTGTAAATTCGGTGACTGATGGAGTGCAAGGAGATAAAATCTATGATATTAATTACAAAATTATAGATTTAACAGACCCAAAGTGCCCTATGATGTCACAAGAAGCGAAAGAATTAATAGATTCGATGATGTATGCCCCTATGGATACCGAAGGACGCAGCATCGAGAATTTATACAAGATAATTCTTGAAAATGGCATTGATGATTTGAAAGATGCCACTCGTTTCGGTAATTTTTTCACTGAATTCAAATATATTATGGATAAAGAACAAAAAAATTCGGCAATTTAGTTCAAACATCAAAAATTGGTAGTATATTTGAAACGTTAAAGCGAGTTAGTTTCAATTTTATGTTTAATTTCTTAAATTAATTTAATTTGATGGAAGAAAAAGTGGTGAAGAAGATAGATAATTCTTCTTATCGTGAAAAATTTCAATTTTTACTCTCAATCAACGAGAATGTAATTTGTCAACGTTATTTCAGAATCAAAAATTTCGATTTCGCCTCCATTGAGTCGATCGAATTGAAGGAAACAATGGACGAATGCGTCAGAATGATTCAAAAGGACTTGACAGAAAAGAGTCGTGTATATATGTGGTATACGAACAACGATCCTGTTAAGATGACAGGCTTTGTAAGTAATATCGATGACCTTGATGACGCTGATATTCGTTTTTTGACTGATGGAAATGAAAGTGAGGGTGTGCTAAGTAATGGTGAGCATATAAAGAAAACATATTTCGATTATGCTTCAGTTGCAAGTTCAAACGCTGATTATGTAGACGAGAAACCTGCTGATGGCGAGTTTGTATTCAAGTTTACCTTTATGATGGATGACAAACCATTATATGAAAGAGTTTGGGATGCAAATGTATATCCTAAATACATTAGAAACGGTGTTGATTTGAGCAATTCGAATGCTGTATATAAGGACAGAGACCCGTCAACCTTGTCATTCTCATTGGCAATTATTCATCATATGACGGCAGGAAAGTCAGATTTGGTTTTCCATATTATCAAGAATATTTGTGATAATTTGAGTACCACATATAGCGATGACTATGAATACACCAAAAACGAGATTTATAAGAATGGAATCAACGGTGATAAGGCGTATACATATTCTACCTATAACAAGAATTTCGTAAATGGATGGAGAAATGCTGTATCGAACAAGACGAATGATTATTTCAATCATCTCTATCCAACCAAAGGTCAAATAGATTATATTGAACGTTATCTGTAATCTTACTTGTTATTTTTAATATTTTTTAACCTTGTCAACTCGGAATATAAAGTTTTAAATGTATTTTTCGAGTTGACTTTTTGTTAGTCTCTTTAAATGGCAGAAATTGTAAATACTACAACATTAGGTTATTTAGGAAACGAGTTTCAAATGAAACTGGTAAAGTGTTTCATAGAAGACCAAAGCTTTTTCGCTTCAATAGCAGCGATTGTAGACCAAAATATGTTCTCTGATGAGTCTCTTAGGAAAATTGTGAGGTTTATGAAGGAACGTTATGAGAAAGACGAGAAAGTTGCGACCTATTTCGAGTTGGAAACTATTATCAGGAGTAAAATATCCGATGTCGTCACGGTTGAAATGACTTTGGCGACACTTAACAATATAAAGACCTCCGATTTGGATGGAATGGACTTGATTGAAAATACCTGTGAGAAATTCTTTAAACAACAGAATCTTACCAAGGCGATAAACCAATCAGTCGAAATAATCAAGAAAGGAAATGCCGACAATTATTACGAGATAGAAGACATTATCAGAAAGGCGTTAGATGTCAATACAAATTTCGATAAGGGCTACAATCCTATGGATGGTATCGAGGATGCCTTAAGCGAGGATTATCGAAACGCAATACCGACAGGTTTTAAACGTCTTGATGATGCTTTATATGGTGGACTTGCCAAAGGTGAATTGGGAGTTATCGTCGCTCCAAGTGGTACTGGAAAAACGAGTGCAACAACAGGTTTTGCGGCATATGCGGCAACATATAAATGTGAGGCTAATAATTACAAGGGTTTCAAGGTACTACACATTCATTTCGAAGATGAGGATAAAAATATCAAGCGTAAGTATTATGGCTTTATGACTGATATTGACGCTTGTATGCTTTCGTTGCCGGATGTTAGACCTAATGTCATTGAGATGCTTTCCACAACCAAGGCAGAAGAAGCAAGAATGATAAAGGAGAATGTCACTTGCTACCATCCTCAAAGTGGAGAAATGTCGGCGAGCGAGATAAAAGCTAAGATTAAACGTATGATAGCGCACGGATTTAAGCCCGACTTGGTCGTTATTGACTATTTCGAATGTCTTAAATTGGAAAAACCTGAAACCGCAGCCGATAAGGAATGGACACGTGAGGGTATAACGATGAGAAAACTTGAATCGATTGCACACGAATTCGATGTGGCATTATGGGTACCAATTCAGGGTACAAAGGATTCCTTGGGTCAAGAGTACGTAGGGCTGCAACAAGCGGGAGGTTCAGTGAAAAAAGTACAGATCGGCCACGTCATTATTACTTTCGCAAGGACACCTGATATGACAGAGAAAGGCTTGATGAATATATACCTTCAAAAATTCAGAGGGGGTAGAATGAATGATACAAAGATGATGAATATCAGTTTCAACAATGGTACTTGTCATTTTACCGATAATAACAGTGATGAACTTGACGGCATTGATTACCCGACACAACAGTCTGCGGTGGCTCAACAAGTAGCAAATCGATACCGACAATAGGTGACTAAATAGTAGTTTTGACTGAATTTCAGTGTAATTTTTCTAATAAAATTTTTCTGTCTGAAACTCAATTATTTAGACACTTTTAGTTAATTTTATAATAATTTTTTATTGATGAAACATATAGTTATTCTATACAATTATTTAAATAATCAGTAAAATTATGAAGGTTCAAAAAAGGGACAAAACTTTAGAGTTGTTTAATTTTGATAAGATTTATAATGCTGTAGATAAGGCGTTTAAGTCTTGTGGAAAGGAAACACCAGAGGGGGTGCTTGAATGTATAAAATATAAATACGATGAAGCATTAGATGTTGTCGTAAACATCGAGGATATACAAGATGATGTCGAGGATTGCCTTATGGAAATCGATAAAGCCGTTGCAAAGGCGTATATCATCTATCGTTACGAACACAAGATGATTAGAGATAATGACAGCAAGTTATCAAAGGAAATCAAGAAGAAATTGATGGCGACCGACGTACAAAACCAAAACGCTAATTTGGATGAACATTCCTTCGGTGGTAAGAAAGGCGAGGTTACTGAATATGTGTTTAAGGATTATGCCCTAAGAAATTGTATGTCAAGGAAATCGAGAAACAATCACAATAATAACGAGATTTATATTCACGACCTAGGTTCATATGCCGATGGAGAACACAATTGTCTATCATACCCTATTGATTACTCATATCGAGATGGTACAAAGACAAGACAAGTGGATATACGTCCAGCAAACAGTATAAATACAGCATTTCAGTTGCTTGCAGTATATTTCCAGATACAAAGTTTGCAACAATTTGGTGGTGTCTCAGTGACTCATCTGGATTGGTCGATGGTGCCATATGTGAGGAAATCGTTTTTTAAGCATTTTACGTTCGAATATATTCTTGATTGTGCGAAACACGAAGGTTATGATACGACTTCAATGAGCAAAGATGAGTGGGATAAATATAAGAAGGAAAAACGTGAGGAATTTAAAAATAAGTACGATATAAAAGATGAAAAATTCACAATAGGTGATTTCTCAATAAATATTGTCGATTTTCATATTGATGATACTAAGATAAGAGAGATAAACTATGATTGGTACGTAAGGGCATATGATGAGACTAAAAGTGAATTGGAACAAGCGGTCGAAGGAATGTATCATAATCTTAATTCACTCCAAAGCAGAAGTGGATGTCAACTTCCGTTCAGTTCTATTAACTACGGAACTTGTACATTACCTGAGGGACGAATGGTCATAAGAGCATTATTGGAGGGGTCTCTTGACGGAGTCGGTAAATTCCATAAGACACCGATATTCCCTTGTGGAATTTTCCAATTGATGAATGGTGTTAATAAACACGAAGGTGAGCCTAATTATGATTTATTCAAATTGGCGTTGAAGTCAACAAGTCAAAGGCTGTATCCGAATTATGTGAATGTAGATTGGAGTAACAATGAGGGGTATGATAAAGATAACCCTATGACATATACCAGCACGATGGGCTGTAGAACTTACAATGGTTTCGACATTAATGGCTTCGGTCAATTGAAGGACGGTCGGGGAAATATTTGTCCTGTGACTATCATTTTACCGACATTGGCAATGGAAGCAAAGGAAATGTACAATGAAAAAGCTAACAAGAATGAATTACAAGAAAATGAAACTGTCGTAACCATCTTTATGAAGTTACTCTCCAAAAAAATAGGAGAGGCAAAGGATATGCTCCTCGAAAGGTTTGAATGGATTTGCAGTCAGTCTCCTAAATCGGCGAAATTTATGTATGAGAATAATACGATGTTCGGATATAAACCAGAGGAAGGTATAAGGTCTGCATTGAAACATGGTACATTAGCCGTGGGTCAACTCGGATTAGCTGAATGCTTGCAAGCGTTGATTGGGACAGATCATACGACAGAAGAAGGAATGAAATTAGCGATTGAGATTGAAAGTCTGTTTGCCAAGAAGTGCAAGGAATACAAAAAGAAATATAGTTTGAACTTCGGCGTATATCTGACCCCTGCTGAGAATCTTTGTTATACTGCGATGAAGAAGTTCAAAGCGAAATACGGTGTGATACCTAATGTTTCAGATAGAGAGTATTTTACGAACTCGATGCATGTTCCTGTGTGGAAGGAGATGACACCGTTCGAAAAAATTGATATTGAGTCTAAATTGACGGGTTTTTCAAATGCGGGCTGCATTACCTATGTGGAGTTACCTTCAACGACTAAGTATAATCTCGATGCGCTTGAGACTATTGTACTTTATGCAATGGATAAGGATATTCCTTATTTTGCGGTTAATGTACCGAATGACACGTGTCGCCAATGCGGGTATAGAGATGAGATAAATGACAAATGCCCTATGTGTGGTTGTAGTGATATAGAAAGATTGAGACGGGTGACCGGATATCTTACTGGCGACTATATGACCTCATTTAACGTAGGTAAACGATATGAAACTGAAGATAGAGTCAAACACATTAAACGTTTCAGATGAATTACGAAAGCATAACATATCCTGATGTAAACAATGGAATTGGATGTAGGGTCACTTTATGGGTAAGTGGCTGTACCCACCATTGCAATGGATGCCAAAATAGACGGACTTGGGATTTCAATAGTGGTAAACTATTTAATAAAGAAGCCAAGGATAAATTAATTGAAATATTAAAATTACCTTACATAAAAGGTTTAACTCTTAGTGGTGGAGACCCTTTATGTTCATATAATGACATATTAGACTTGGCTAAGGATATAAAAGATGTATTTCCTGACAAGGATATATGGTTATATACAGGCTTTACTATTGATGTGATTAAGAAAACAATGCCAGATATATTAATTTTCGTTGATGTGATTGTTGATGGCGAGTTTATTGAGAGTAAAAGGGACATTACCTTGGCTTTCAGAGGGTCGTCTAATCAGAAGATTTGGATAAAGGATAGTGAAGGTAATTTTGTTCTTTCTAATTTAAATTAATATGTATTTAATGTGTGGTGGCTTGATTGAAAAATATCAGGTCACTATATTTATTTTATAATAGTACATCATAAATGGCTAATTTAAAACGATATGGGATTAAGTTCCCTATTACGATACAATCTGCCGATAACACTTTGATAGATTTGAATCAAACCAAGGATGATGAGGTGTATTCCGAGTTGGTGCATCTCATTTTTACACCGAAAGGTCAGAGACTTAGAGACCCTAATTTCGGTACAAGATTGATTCAATTTATATTTAATCCGAACGACAGTGAGACTTGGGGTGATATTTTAACCGAGATTAAGGAAACAGTCAGTAAATATATACCAAGTTGTTCCATAAAGGACTTAACGGTTAACGAAAGTGATAACGGAATAGGATTGAACGTGGAAATGAAGTACACAGTAAAACAAAATGGTACAAATACTGAGTATACAAAATCAATAAGCATTTAATTTGAACAATGTCGGAAAACAAGATACAATATACGAACAGAAATTATGATGATTATCGTAAGAGTCTGATAGAATTAAGTCGAAAGTATTATGGGGATGTTTTCGATAGTTTTGGTGATGCAAGCATAGGTCAATGGTTGATAGACGTTTTGTCGGATATTGGCGATAATTTGAATTACCATATTGATAGGTCATATCAAGAGACGAATATCAATAGTGCGCAGCAAGTAAGTTCGCTACAGGACATGGCGAGGACAAATGGTCTAAGATTACCAGGCAAAAAGAGTGCCTTGTGTGAGATAGAGATTTCGTGTGTTCTACCAGTATATCAGCAAGGAAACAATGGAAATGGTAATATCGCCCAAGCTGATGAGAATTATTGTCCTTATATCAAGAGGGGAACATTGTTCTCGAATGGTTCGACCACCTTTGAATTGATGAATGACATTGATTTCGCCAACCAATTCAACAGTGATGGTTATTCAGACCGTGAGATTATCCCTAACAAGAATTCGAATGGAGTTATTGTTGGTTATACCTATAAAAAATTGGCTGTTGTAAGTGCAGGACAAAGTAAAATCTATAAAAAGGTCATAACATCATCAGATATCAAGCCTTTTATGGAGGTGCTGTTGCAAGACAATGATATACTTGGTGTGGAAAGTATCATATTCAAGGAGGGTAGCAATCTTAATTCTGATCCTACTATTGCTGAATTCTATGTGGATGAAGAGACTTATTACGATAAGTTGAACAAACCTGTACAACGTTATTTCGAGGTTGATAACTTATTGGAACAAGAAAGATATGGTTATGAATTGCAAAAGACGGATATAAATGCACCTTTGACGGATGGCGAGAAAACAAACAGAACTTATTATAATCCGATATGGGATAAAGAAGGCTTTATCATAGGTGATGAGAATATCGACGTAAGGGAAGTCGTAAGAGGCAAATGGAAACCATTGAAGAACAAATTCATTACCGAGTATCAGGATAATTGGTATCTCAAGATAATATTCGGCTCTGGTGTAAGAAACAATTATGGAGAAATACCTTCAGATGCAAAGTCATTCACACAATATATGATGTCGAGGATGGAAGCGAATGATTGTATGGGGGTATTGCCCGAGACAAATACTACGATGTATGTATTATATAGAGTAGGCGGAGGAGAAATGTCGAATATTGCAGCAGGAACGTTAAATTCTATCATCTACCTCAATATGGATATTGTTGGGAATTGTGATGACAATAATAATGCAAGGAAAATCAAGAATGTCAGAAACTCACTGTCAGTAACAAACACGACTCCTTCATATGGAGGAAAGGATGAACCGTCAACTGCTGAGATGCGTTATATGATAAAATACAATAGTGCGGAACAGAATCGATGTGTCACATTGAACGATTATAAATCAAGGATACAGAAAATTCCTGCGATGTATGGTTTACCTTTCAGATTTAGTGTTAATGAGGAGAATAATAAGGTAGTTATTTATACCCTTGGTCTTGATTATAATGGTAAGTTGACAAGTTTATTGGCTGAAACTGTGGCAAACAATATCAAGACATATCTTACTCATTACAAGATGCTCAATGACTTTATTGAAATTAAGAGCGGAAAAATAATCAATGTGGCGTTTCGTCTGACAATGTATGTCGATAAGTCATACAGCAAATCAGAGGTGACTAAGAGAGTTATCGATATGGTATATGATTATATGGATATTAGAAATCACCAAATGGGTGAGGATATTTTCTTGGGCGACTTGTCAAAGGAAATAGGAAAACTTGACGGCGTACAGAATCTCGTGTCTATTAAATGTTATAATAAAGTCGGTAACGGAGGCGATGGATATTCGACCGATACAATTAATCAACCTTTGGTAAGCGTATCGGACTGTTGTAATGATGAATATGCCGAGAGTGACATAAATACTGATAATCAGATTGACTTGGATTCAAGCGATTATACGCTAATAGGGGATTCAATGTCAATGTTCGAGATAAGGGATAAGAATCATGATATCGAGGTCATCGTAAAGACAAGATAAATTTTCATCATTCACTGATATATGTTGAAAACAAGGTGCTAATGTTCTATTTTTATATAGATAGACATTAGCATTTTTATTTTATAGAATAATGGGATGTAATTGTGGAAAGAAGAATTTAAGCAATATATCTAAATATACCGATGATGGTAAAGATTTTAACGAGGATAATGGCATTATAGTCAAGGCAACACAATTTTTAATACAGTTGATGTTCGGCATTTTGATAGCGATAATATTTATCGTTATGGCAGTCCCTATGATACTATATGTGGTGTTTTGTCTTATTTTTAATCTCACACCATCTCTTAGGTTAAGGGATTTTAGAAAACTATTCAATAAAGGATAATGATATATTGTTGATGAGAAGACTGACAACTGAGGAATTTATAAATAAAGCCAAAGACATACATAATGATAAGTATAATTATACTAATACTGTGTATGTAAATGCTGTGACTAAAGTTTCTATTATATGCCCTACCCACGGGGTTTTTTATCAGTTACCAAGCAGTCATTTACAAGGGCATGGATGCCCATATTGCGGAGGTTCCAGTATTAAAACTACTGAACAATTTATACAAGAGGCAACGAATAAATGGGGTGACACTTACGATTATAGTAAAACAACATATCGTAATGCTTTGACTAAAGTATGTATTATTTGTCCCGAGCATGGAGAATTTTGGCAACCTCCAAGCAGTCATTTACAAGGGCATGGATGCCCAAAGTGTCATTTTTTAAAGAACGGATTGAGACATCGTTCGAATACAGATGAATTTATTATAAAAGCCAAGAAGGTACACGGGAATAAGTATGATTATTCTAAAGTAAACTATGTAAAGGTGAAGGAAAAAGTATGTATTATTTGTCCTGTACATGGGGAATTTTATCAGACACCTTGTCATCATCTTATTGGTAATGGTCGTCCAAAGTGTAATTATAGTAAAATGGAAAGTATAGTTGAAAATGCATTACTCTTTAATAATGTGCAGTTTGAATCTCAAAAGAAATTCAAATGGTTGGGAAAACAGAGTTTGGATTTTTATTTACCAAAATATAATATTGCAATAGAATGTCAAGGTGAACAACATTATAAACCTATAAAATATATCGGTGGCGATAATAAATTAAGTGTGATACAGGAAAGAGATAAAAGAAAATTAAAATTATGCAATCAAAACGATATTGATATCTTTTATATTAAATATACAGACGACTGTAATGAGGCAATTAATAGAATATTAGAAAATATTGATACATTATAAGTATGAACAACGATTTGAGAACATACAGGATAAGAACAAAGGTCGGTGAGGATAAACCTACTGTGTTAAAAGTACCTTTAAAACAGACATATGATACTTTTGAGATACTTTCGTTAAAATTAGACCAAAGTAACTCTTATAAGTATTATACATCTGATTACGGTGTCATTGTCGGTCGTGTCCTTGCTAATGGAGGTGTAGGTATTCCGAACGCAAAGGTATCAATATTCATCGAGAGTGACGAGACAACCGCTGATATCAAAAAATATATTTTATATCATTATTCATCAGTACAATCTACTGATAATGATGGTGTAAGATATAATTTATTGCCAGACGAAATAGATGAAGCCTGTCATCAGAATGTTGGTACATTCCCTAACAAGAGATTAGTCCTTGATAACAAGGATGTAATGGAAATCTTCGATAAATATTGGAAGTATACCACAGTTACAAATGAGGCTGGTGATTATATGTTGTTCGGCATTCCCACAGGCTCTCAACAATTGCATGTAGATATTGACTTGAGTGATATTGGTATATGGTCACAAAGACCAAGAGACCTTATATATAAGGGATTTAATATCAACCAGTTTGATAGTCCGAACAAATTCAAGACAGACACCAATTTAAATTCGCTGTCTCAGATTTATTCACAGGATAGAGGGTTATATGTGTATCCTTATTGGGGAGAGACAACCGAGAACGGTGATACCATTGGTATTACCCGTTGTGATATACAAATTGATTATAAATTTGAACCTACCTGTATCTTTATGGGTTCTATCGTAACTGATAAAGGTAATAACGCAATAGGTAAGAATTGTACTGGCACTGATTTAGTGGGAAAGATGTCTGACTTGTCAACTGGTGAGGGTTCTATTGAAATGATAAGGAAGACCCTCGACAATAAAGTCGAGCAAGTGCAGATAAAAGGTAATCGTGTAATCGATGGTGATGGAGTATGGTGTTACCAGATACCGATGAATCTCGATTATGTGATGACCGATGAGTTTGGTAATTTAGTACCAAGTGATAATCCTGATAGGGGTATACCTACTCGTACAAGGGTGCGTTTCAGAATTTCATTGGATGAGCAACCTAACGATGGCTCTGCGAGAAAACGTTGCAAATATCTTGTTCCTAATAACCCTCATATCAACGACGATGGGTTTAAAGAGAATCTTGACGCTGACTATGAATTTGGTTCGGCAACAAGAGAGGAGAGTTATTGTGATATGTTTTGGAATAAAGTATATACAGTTAAAAACTATATTCCAAGACTACAAAAAAATAGTAAGGTAACAAACCGTAAACATACAGGTATAAAGTTAATAAACCATTACGGCGATAATAACCCTATGCCTTATAATGGCTTGAGCATTAAATTAACCTTCACATTCAGATTGATTTGTGTGTTAACCAAGGCGTTTATTACCTTAATCGAATTTTTGAATATCGTTATCAGTTTATTGGGTACACTACCTTGTTGGATTGGTAGTTTGAAACTGCCTCTCATCGGTCGCCCTTTTAAATTCTTATTGAAATTAATACCGAGCTGTATTAAGCTATCGTCGGAATTTTGCGATGATGGAATAAATCCTAATGTCTATTATCCAGGATGCACAGGCTGTGTATGGAATAAAAAAACAAGAAAAGATTGCCAAGATTATCAATCAAAGCAGCCAAAGGAAGAACAATTGAGATGCCTTAATTCAACCGCACAGCTATATACTTGTGTCGAGAATGAGCTGGCACAAAGCAATGATGCGACATCGTTCAATTTTTACAATGATTGGATTAATGGTTCGCTTTATGCACCTCTGTGGTATCGTAAGATTACACCTAAAAAGTCATTCTTATTCGGTTTGTTTAAACGTAAGGCAAAGGATGAGTGGTGTTCTGCCGATAGGGAGTTCGGAAGCTTCAGATTAATGCAAGCATGTGCTGTTGCACGTCCTGCGTCAAAAATGACATATGCCAATTTCGATGGTAAAGCAACGACTATGAGAATCGTCGATGGGAACCAATGTGGTAATAAGTGCCACGAGACAGTAAAGAATCAAGATGTTACCAATGGTGTAATATCCCCTAAGTTGACAATGTTAGGACAAACTGTTTATTATTATCGTGCTGTTGAATATGATCCAACAGCAACCCAAGAGAGCAACACTGATGTCAAAGGTGCCATTAAGACGTTATTTGCGACTGATATTGTATTATTGGGCAGTTTGAACAATTGTGATTCACAAGGAATACCACAATTCTTCAAAGAATTGGATTCAAGCACCTATAACTTACCAACTGATATTCTTTTTACTGATAATGAAATCGTTAACAGTTTCGATGACAATGGAAATCTTGTCGATGTAAAATATACTTCAAACACTGAAATGACAGGATGTGACTGGGGCAATAAGAATGAGTTCGGTAAAGATGACGGAGGCTTATTTTATGGAATCGGTTGCTCGACTATTGAGATGCAAACCAAGTCTTGCGTTAATTTAAGCCGTATCTGCGAGTTTGGTGTCTCTCTCGATGAAAGTAAATATGTACCTAACTTGAAGAATCTTAGTGGCGATGAAAACGCTTACGATTTGTTAATTGCCGATGGTTTTGTGTCTCACGATGAACTATATAATTTGGATGGCCGTTCTATGTTTGCAACAATGAATGGCAACAGACTTAAGACTAAACTTAACACAACTAATGGTCTGAGAGAATATGATTTCAGATATTTGTATCCCGAGAGTTTCGATGGCTCACTTGAAAAGATAATGCGTGACAAAACAGGACGGTATGGAAACGATGTAAATTACAAGAACAACTATAACCTTGAATCTGCCAGTCGTGATTATTATATATTCAGAATGGGTAACAATCCTTATTATTATGACAAGGAGTATCGTTTCCCTCGTTATGAAAATTCATTCTATTTTTATTTCGGACTAAAAAACGGAAAGACCGCAATTGAGAAATTCAACAGTCAGTTCTTTAGTGAGTGCGAGACCGTTAATGGGCAGGAAGCATCTATTGGCATAAAGGTAAACCCTAACTCCTGGTGCTCGAATGACGATGAGAAGAATAGGGATGGTTATGTCGCTTTGGATGTAAGTGGAATCGCCACGCCTTATGACATTATCATAAATTCAACAACGAATTTGTCTTATTCTGTCTCTGCTAATGACATAACATCAGATAAGATAATAATCAAGGGTGACAAGGCTTCTGCTGAAGAGATAAAGAAACTAACCGATAAAGGTTATGTCGTGTTTGATGATATAAAGAATCTCGAAAACAGTGAATATCAATTGACAATTACTGACGCAGATGGTGAGATTACGACATCTACATTTAGGATGATTGCTTCTTATCTAACATATAAGACTTATGTTGATAAATTCAGACAGCCTAATAATGTCTTACAGTCGGAATACGCTAATATGGCGGCTATTGCTAACGACAAGAAAGGTTTGGCGAAAGATTTTGCCCAAGTTATCGAAGGCAGTGTGGATAGTCGTGAGATAGGCGGTGTAATAGTCGTATATGATGTATATTTCAATAATGATATATTGAAGGATTACAAAGTAGAGATTAAACCTTTGGCTTCTGATTTTACGAATGATGGAAGTTACACGCCTGTCGTTTACAGTAGTAATGGTACTGTCTCTGGTAATGGTTTCTTGGGCAAAGTCGGTGATTATTTAGTATTTGGTCTCCCTAAGGGCGATGTCAGATATTCTGTAACCGTGACACAACTATGTAATGGTATCGACAGCAAGAATAGTGTCGAGAAAACATTATTGGTTGAACAGCCGACCCCTTATAAATTGTATATAAATGATGTCGATTATGACGTAATAAAGGACGGTTTCGATTGTGGGTGGACTATTAGCGGTAAGACAGATAATATCAAGTTAAAACGAGGTAATTCTGTAAAGGGATGGTTGACTAACTTAGACAACGTTGATGATTTCATAGGGGACGACAATGGTCTCTTTAAATGGGAGAACAACGATACATATAAGTTGGAATACTATATCGATGATATGGACGATTATAGACTTAATCCCGACAAATATGCCGATAACATTGAAGAAATGAAGGAAGCACGTCGTCAATTTATCAAGTCGTTTAAAGAAACCTTTTATCTAAGTTGTCCTTCCGATTCATTGTCGTTAAACGTTTCAGTAAAGACTGATGACTATCCTTATTCGACGGCGATAATATATCGTCCAGAAATGGTATCAGAAGAAGAGGAATATAATACGTTTGACGGTTGTGATAGTCGATTATTAACGACGGACAATCAGATTGATGATGTGAAAATACCAACGTTAACCAACTTTGATAACACACGATATGGAGGTGGTGATAAACTGACTGATGCGAAGATTAAGGACGCTGTATTCGCAAGGGATATAAACAGTAGTTGCAATAAGGAAGCAATTTATAAGCATCCTTATTTTGTTGCGGCGGTCAATTCAAAAGGAAAAACCCTTCCGATGACGAATGTCGGTGTAAGTAAAGAGGACAATTCATATAAATTGAATGGAAATATTGCAGGATATTTTGGTTTCCATATAATTGATAAGATGTTGGTTAATAACATTATCAGTTGGGCATACATTACAGATATACCGTATTTTAAACCTTCATGGCAAGGTTTTAATGGCAAGAGTGTTGTTGCAAAAGAAGGTCTATTTGCCGGTATCTTGTATAACGGCTCACCTACGTCTGTGGATGTGAATGGCAATACGTTGTTCGAGTCACAGACATTGGCAGGTGTCACGTTTAATATAACGGCAGTCTCTGATGGAACGTCAATGGCGACTAAACGTGTTATCACAGGACCAAATTTATTAAAGACTTATAAAGGCTATAAGGTCGATGATAAGACCGATGCCTATGTTACCTTACCTCCTGTATCGGCAAGAATGAACATCGAGGACAGTAACGGTTGTCAAATTGATGAGACAATTTTCGGTGGAATGAGAATGACCGCAGGAGGAAGTTCGGTTAATAATCTTATCACTGGTGAAAGGATACTGAAGATAAATTTATCGAATGCTGACAGTTCGGGCGATACATATTACTATATATATTCAACCGAAGGAGGATTGAACTATCCTATAAACTCAATTGATGGAAATAACTTCATCACAATGTATGATGACAGTGAATGGAAAGACGACAATAACGCATATCGTTTGTTTAACTATAAGACTACCAAGACAGTTTTACAGAATCTTGTCGACGAAGGTGTGAAATCGACGGTTCCGAATACCGAAGATGCATCGCAGACGACAGAATCGCATGGTTATGGGACAACGGGTAGTTTTACCAATATAGGAAAAGGTAAATCTTATTATGTCGTTGCTGTGACAGAAAATAACTGTAGGGCAATTTCACCAGTGTTTGACTTTGTAAACTTGGAAGGTGTCGTAGAAGTATCGAAGATATATTCAAAGATAGAGGATGGTACTGAGGAAATTGAGACTGAAGTTCCTGTGGTAGATGAAGAAGGTAAACCAGTACTTAACGAGGACGGCACACAGAAGACTGAAAAAGTAAAGTCTACTGTTACCAAATACAAAGATATTGAGGATAATATGATTGGCTTCTATATAGATGGACTCAATGTAGATTCAAATAACCCATATTATTTCAATAAGTATCGTTATTCCTTGGAGGCAACTTGTGAAATAGATAGCCTTCATAAGGTTACGGCAAGTGGTGATTTGAGTGGAGGTACAAATAGTCCAATATATGCGATTACTGACAGTAGTACTTTTGACTTGCTTAATGAGTATACATCTTTACCCCTTAAACTTGGTAATAAATTAATAAAAAAGAAAACAACCTTCACTGCGGTCGATTATACGAATTTGACTCACATATTCTCAGCAGGAAAAATAGTGAAGAAAGACCGATACCGTATATTATTGTCATTGAACGATCAAGAAGGTAAAGGTACATATCATTTTAATGAACAAAATCCCGACGATAGTGACTATACTGATAGGACATTGTATCTTGAGAAAGATGATAAGTATGAATTGCCTTATGTATATGATGATGACGGTGCGAAGATAATGTTCTGGACAACTTTAAAAGAAACCAAATGGAACAGTAAGAAGCAAGAAGGTGAAATAAGAATTACACCTATAGGTAAGGCTACTGTAACTGAAAGTATGATATGGTATGCAGTATGGCGTACGACGGAGTATGTCACATTTACCTGTGATAGTACAAACGGAGGTAAATGGAGCGATGATACCACCGATGATTCATTGTCAGAAATTACAGCTTTAGGCAAGGTTACTTGTGAGAAAGGAAATCCTGTTAATAACGACAAGAATGTTAAGTTCGGCGGTTGGCAGTGTGATGACACGACTGTCATTATCCAAGAAGATGGAACGGTTGTGACTGATCATGCCTGCACCGTTTATCCAAAATGGACAAAGTCATATACCGTCCGATGGATGGATAAAGACATATAAAATTTTAGTTCTTAGATTATTTATGTAATATGGCAGAGAAAATATATAAGACTGAGACTGTTGAACAAGGCAATAAGGCAAATTGGCCTAATCAATCCGATTATGTAGAACCTACGAGAAAGGGTTATCTTTTCAATGGATGGGATTATGATTGGAAGAACAAGGTAATAACCGAGGATACTGATATACATCCAGTATGGGATAAATATACGGTTGTTGCCGATGCGAATAGGACATTAATTAGTGGAGACGGTGATAGTAGTACCGATCCCACTAAAATGTTTTATTATCTCAAGACTGATAGCGGACGGATATTATCTGATAATGTTTCTTTTGAAAAGGTCGCATTATCATCTGATGAGTTGGAGATACAATTCACTGATAATGGCACGACAAAAGAGAGTAATAAGAACGTCAAGAAAGTAACAGTCAAAGAAAATGATGTGAACAAAGATAGATATTATCGTTTTAAAGCGAAATACACAAAGGATGATGGAGTCTATTCAGATGTCTGTGAGATAAGACAAGTTGGAAAAGAACAAATTATTTTACCACCTTTCGATTATCTGACATTTACTTATAGTTGGACTTCCGATGATGGTCGAGATTTGGATAGTGCAACGGTTGTGAGAAATTCCGGGATATCTATTAATGACATCGAAACATTGGATGACTATTATGTCGGCTACGGAGGTAATGGAAACAGCAATGCCACGGTTACTAAATATTTGAAATATGGAGGTGACAATCAAGCATCTGGTGACGAGGGTGCGTTGGTTAATTGGAAAGATATTTTGGCAACCAAGGATTATATATCTGATGGTGTCACGACTTTGTATTTAGACATATATGCCAACTGGTTTAAAATAAGGAAGAACGGAAATTTGTCCATAACGTTTAATACCTATAAAGGAGATGATGGAATGGAACAGAAAGGCTATGTATTTAAACCTACCGGCAATACAACCTTGGTGTCAACAAAATCTTTAAAGAATCTTAATGCCTATGCCGCATATGCATATAATGCATGGAAGCCATTAGACCTTATGAAGGAATTTTATAGTAAGATTGCGACAGTCGAATATGACATAAGGAACAAATCCGCCTTGTTGATTGGTAATTATACAAAGAGTGGCAGACAATTAGAATGTTATGGTTCCTTTGATGGCGAGGAGATAAATTCGACAAATTATAGTTTATCATATTTTGATAAAAATGCTCATACAGGTCAAGTTAAGATAGGTAAGATAAGGGAAATCTATAATGGAATAACATCATATCTAAGTTGGGATGTTAACACCTTGGATTGCATTAAAAGTTACTATAATGGTGCTGATGATGACAGTCTTAAAGTTCAAATAAAGAGTGACGGAAGTGGTGGATTAATATTGGATTATAATATGCCAACTAATACGGGAACAACAGGTTTAGTCCGTAATGTCGATGTCCGTCTCTCTATGCCATATAATGATGAAAAGTATTATACACCTAATGTAACAATAAATTTTTATCAAACTGAAAAATGAAAATAAAATTAAATAGCAGCGATAGTGTGAATTCTTTGAATAAAGATACATTCTCCGATTTGGAGTTCCAACAAACTACAAAACCTTTCCACGACTTGCGAATTAAAGAAACAGTCGACCAATATGAGGTATTTAAGGAAGAGAAAGAGAATTGTAGTAAATACAGGTTAATATTAACTATTAATCCGTATTGCACTAACGTGCTATTTAATACCCTTACTGAGATTGTAAAAGATGAAGGTTCTGATAAACTGGAAGTCGTAGGCAATGAGAACAATGCAAAATCTTGCAGTAAGGCATATGGAAATGCATCCCCAAATCGTTATCAAATGATAAGGAACACTGAATACTCAAGGGATGAAATAAATTATGAATATTTACCTGGTTATGATATTTTCAACAATCATATCCTCCGTAATACTTCATTTAAATTGGTTAACTACAACAACGGTAAAGACCGTGATGTATTTAATACAATAGAAGACTATATGAGATATTCTGACAGTAGTAATGTCAAGTATAAGAAAAGAAATAATATATCATCAATAAGCAACGAATATAATCGTCATTTATACTTGGCAGATGATATATTAAATATCACGGATAGTATAAATGCCAATTTATCAGAACAAAACGGTTGGTGGGGTTTTGTGAATGCCTCGTCATTAAAGAATAAGTACAGGACGAATACCAACAGTGATAAATGGAATAGTCTAGGGATAGAGCATACGATTTGCAACAAGAAAAACTGCGAGTTCGTTGATATGTATCCTGACCGCACCCTTTATTCGTTCAATCCTAAGTATAATTCTTATAAAAATAGATTGGAATATAATTGGGATATCTGTATTACTTATCCATCTGAAAATTACTATGAGCATCCATTGGTCAAAAATGCCGAATATGGAATTAATGCATTGAAAATATGTTCTATTGACAAAATGGTAGGCACCAATGGTAATGACGTCATTGTGATTAAAACATATGTTAAGCATGGACTGAAGCAAGGAGATAGCATCTGCATATATTTTGATGGCATCAGGACAAATCGTCTATTTAAGGTGTATTCATTAGGTGACATAAATGCCAATAATCAAGATTATATTTTCATTATTAATGGTACAAATATGCTCGATGAAATCGGCGAAATTGACAATAAGAAAGCGGATTACCGTCTAAATAGGGTAGTAAACGGGGTCGAAAGTAAATATTATATAAGGAAATTTTCTAAACTGCCTAATTTCAAGGCAAGAAAGGAAATATTGACCGATAAAATTGCCTCGACAAATGAAGATTTCAATACTTACGTGAAAGAAAATGCGCTAAAGGATGGAAAAATACGTGATTTCGATAAAGAACAGTACCAATTAGCATTCGCAAGCACTGTATATAATGATAACTCGACGCAAATAACATTTACTGATGGAATTGACATATCATATATAAGGGATAATTTGGGAAGACCTCTGAGTGAGATGTATGCGACCATTGTCAAGAACAATAAGGGTTATAAAAAATGGTATAATAACGAGAACAAGCTGCCTACTGATTATAAAAATGAGGATTACGAATATTCTCATTGTTTCGGTCGATTATGCAGTGGTTTTGAAATGATGTACGGTGGTTATCTTGATAGTGAGAAATATTCTGACGTAAGAAAGTTGAATAATATAACGTCTTATGATAAATGTCTTGAAGGTGACGGTGAGATAAACAAGGATGATGACTTTTTTTATGGTGATATTGTAGCCTTTAATCCTAATGAGTGTATCGAGACGGTATTGTCAGATGTTTGTTTCCGTTTTAATACTGCACAAAGGGAATGGAATTGTGACAAAAATAATTGGATAGGTCAATTTCAATATGACGAGATTGCATCGGACGATTATGACTACTCGAATAGTGATGTGAGTTTCAAAGTGGATAAGAAGGAATTAAACACCGAAGAAAGTTGTGATACCATTAGACCTGAGGGCTATTATTACAAGGCGCATTATAAAATCCCCTTGAAAGGTATGGGTAGTCTCAAACAATCGGCACATCATACCATTGCTGTTAACAGTTCAAATTGTATTGTCGTCAATAATAAGGTGTTGGTACAAGTAAACACTAAATTACGACATAAGTTATCATCTAATGATACCTTGTTGTTCTTCGATTCATTGGAAGATAAGTGGTATTCTACCAAGGTGGTTTATATAGATGGTGAAACCAAGTTTTTTATTGATCCGAATGGCATACTTGATGTCGACGGAAATTCGCCGTTAGGCAAACAGGTACCTCAGCTCGAACTTATGAGTTTGCTCAACAATATGGAGAATAACCATATGTCTTTATTTAAGAAGAATGAGGAAATACCGTCGTATGCAACACAGATAAAGGGGGAGAATACCTTTTTATGGAGGGACGTTGTTCCTTTGGAAGATTCTGAGAATGATGACGGTAATGAATACGTTTTTGCGAACGGATATTATTATATTACGAAGGAAATAAATTTTTATCTCAGAAGACAGGATCCAGAAGGTAAGTTAGGCTTGTATACAAAAGAAGGCTTCCCTAATGATGTTTATGGAAACATAAAGAAAGAAAGTAATTATGAATATAAGGACGAAACTCACGTGAAATGTTAAGATATAAGTTAAAACTTGATAATAAAGCTGTTGAAAAGGACATTATACCAGTTGATAAAGTTAGTGTCCTTGACCCTCATTCATATGAGGGAAGAGATACTTTATTGGTTAACTGTCATTATTCGGGTGCTAAGATAAAAAAGGATTCTAAAATATATATCAAGAATACTGTAACCTTACTTGATAATGAAGATGCGCATAATACCAATTATGATTATATATTCGATGACGTAATAAAGGCTGCTTCATTGAATGATACAAATCAAACGTTTTCTTTCTTTATCGGACGTTATTACAAATTAGACACCGTCACGGTATCCTTGGTACATATTGATGGTGTTGCATATGTATATTTTTATTTTAATGATAGTCATTATTTTACTAAAAATGATATGAATGGCAATATAATGGACGAAACAAAACATCCTTACATTATATATGCATCTATTACAGACAACAATGGTGCAAGGTTAATAGTCCCATTTAGTTGTCATTATGTGACGAAAACTGTTTTAAGGTGTCAATATGATACTGATAGTACATCATTAAACACCTTGGTTACAACGATACAAGAAAATAATGCCTTTTTTAAGAATGTTACCGTTGATGACGTAAATCTATTTTATAGCACGTTGTTCAGTCAAACCATTAATGATGAGGTCGGCGATATAAGCAATGTGGAATTTTATAGGGATAATTTTCTTTATCGTTCATATGGTCTTACGTCGGATGAAAGGTTTTACAATGTAACGACGGATTTTTATTATGAAAAACCATTGTTCAATATAGCATTACCTTTCTCTTCAATGTTTCAGACTGATTTGGAAAAAGATGGAAATTTAAACGAATATTTTACCGAGACTGAAAAAAAGAAGGCAATAAATTCAATCGTTGATATGGAAAAGGATGTATACCACCCTTGTTACATTAAAGATAAAAAATTAATTTATTTAAAATCGTTGAAATTTAATTTACATTTCCGTAATCATACAACCGACGGTAATTGGACAACAGACAATGAAAGTTATTGGAACGGGACATACATCTCTAATGGAAAAGTCACTTTGATGGATAATGTGGGTGATAGTGTTATGAAAAATGGCTTCTTCTCATACGACGATAAATCAGAACAATCTGATCTATTGTCATATTTGGACTTTACTAACAATGATGTGAAATATCGAAAGAATAAACTAAAAAAATCGTTTCTCCGTCTGTCATTCTATGATTCGATGAATGCATCGGATCAAAACTTATTGGCATATTATACCATATTTTATAATACTGGCAATGCATTCACAAAGTTGATGAGACATTTCGAGGAAGAAGATTATAGTTATTCGATGATCAATACGATTAATAGCGAGAACACGAATAAACTTAACGGCATTAGGGTAAATCGTGAACCTTATTCAACAAAAGGGATACCTAATGATGAAGATTTAAGAATCAGTTCGCAATTCACGGTAAGTGATAAATATCAATCGAATAATTCAAGCGAGGGTTTTTATTTATATCTATGGAAGGATAACGACAGTGGTATCATCCCGTCTGATATTTATCTCAAGGTTGAGTTCAATCATGCAGGATATGGTCGTTCCATACCGATGATGATGCCCTTTGTTGACCCTAAGAAACATAATGGGACTAACGGGATAAAGTCATTTCAGAATATATTGGATGATTTCAACGGAAACGGTGTCGATAAGCCTTATGGTATACGACAATATATAAAATATTCCTATATTCATCTAAAATATAAATATGATAAAGAAAATCAATGCCACGCATACTATCTTGATGATAATGTTTATGGTAATTATGACAGTTCGGTTAAGGATAATTGCCTTGCGTTAAATCTGTATGAGGCAAAAATAAGTGATAAAGCATAATACTGGTATGAAAAACTATAAATATTCATTGTCACAGGAAGACATATTATCATTTATACCTTCATTATTTCCATATGTCGATTGGAACGATAACAATGTGTGTGAGCTACATTACGCAACGGATAACCACAATGGTTCATATGCTCATATCGTGCCTAATATGAAATTGGGTGATGGACGTATATTGTCGTACCGTGAGTTAATGTCAAAGTATAAAGAAGGCAGTGATGATATCGTAAATTCTTACGTGGAGAAAGCGATTGGAAAGATAACAATTGAAAAAGATGATTTCGGTAATGATTTAACTCTTTTACCTGAATATGTATATCTTTCAAATGTGGAGTTTCTGTATAATGAGTATCTAAATGTCAAATCATTGTGCGAGAACGGTCACATTGATGACAAACAACAACTTTGTTGTCTTCGTGAAAAATACCGTAATATGGGTGGCAATACCTTTTTAAACTATCTGAAGACTTTATTACCCAAAGCCAAGGAGATTGCAAATGAATATTACACTTATGCGGTAATAGATGCAACTGACTCATTGAAATTGAGATTTAAACTACCATTATTTCAGTCAATAGATGATATCGGTTACATAGATAGTCCAATTGAGGAATGGATAGCAGGAAAGATGTATTATAGCGGTGATTGCGTAATTTATGGTAACGACGTATATCGTTGTAAGTCGAAGACAGGGAACAAGGGAAAATATAATGATGATACTGAGAGAATTGAATTCAACGAAACTTCTTGGGAATTGGCATCCAAGGATAATTCATCAATGAGAAATGTAACGGGTACAACAGATAGTAAACTTAAATCATTACGACGTTATACTGAATATATTAATGCTAATGATGAAACCGAAACGCCATCATTCAGTGAAGATTGGTTATTTTTCTATCGCAAAGGGTATGTGACTAATTACAGAACATTAAACGATGAATATGGAAATATTACGCACACAGGAACTGATTATAAAAATGGCAACGACCTAATGGCATATGGTGATGTATTGATAGATATTACGTATGATGATAGTAATAAATTAATCTATTTCAAATATGTCTTAGATGCCCATTTGAAAGCGACGTATCAAAAGAGTGAGACAGATGATGACGGCAACGTGAAATATATGTTCAGTGATTTCAGTTATGATGAAAATGATAAAACACATGGTGTAGTTTATACGGACGTATATTCTTATACTGAAGGAAGTGATATCGATAAATTAATAAAAGGCGGAGGATTTGAGAATTATATTTACGATGGTTCATTGACTGACAGTGATTTTGATATGTTCACTAAATTTGAATTTAATACACTATATTCCTCAATGTCATATGAGGTTACCTGTGGTGATATAAAGATACCAATTACATCGACTCTGAGTACTTTTGAAAGCACTTATTTAGGCGATACAATTTCCGTCCCTACAATTAGAAGAGATTATTTCAACGGTATTAGTTATGTCCCGTCAAAGGATATCGATGTGGGTATTAATAGGGGCAATACATCGGCAATGGAGAAACATCTAAAATTCAGTGAGGTTAAAACCCTTGAGGATATGGAATTATTTACAAACGGAGGCTTTTTCATAATGAAGGAAGATTCTTGAAAAAGAATATATTGATTATTTATATTAAAGTAGAAACATTGGAATATAATGAATAATACATACGGTATTGTCAGACCTTCGACCCTTGATGTCGATAAGGATGTAGAGATATGGTACAATTATCGTTCAGATAGAACAACAAATGATGCAGCGAATGCCACTTTCAACAAAGTGGATGATGTGGTATCGATGCTCTCGTGCGCCGAAGCAACTATCAATGGTACAAATCAAACACTAAATGGGATGTTTAATCTTTCATTACCAGTATCTATTTTCGGTAAGGTTGGAATTTATACCATATATATAAGACCAAAGGAAATAAATGCCACGATATATGATGTCGGTGCCTTGGCTGCGAGTCCTGACATACGTGGAATAGTTCTTAATATGAATAGTATAACAGAAGACCGTGCGTTATTCGGTAATGATAATCTGACGGGTTATAGAATCGAGTATCTGAGTACTGATGGTAACAATGAACGACAAGATTATTATCGTCTGGTTACAAGTAGTAATCTATGCGAGCCAATCTCTCAAAACTTGACATCGGCGAACACGAACGCTAATGGTTATCGGTATAACGAAAGTGGCTCATTGTCATTTATCACCTTGACTCCTAGTACATCTCCTAGTTTTAAACCTAATGCAACGCCTTTTATAGGAAGTCCTGGACAGGATATTATTATAACCAATACTAAATTTGATCCTGTTTGCATCGAAGTCGAGATGACTAAACATGATGTTGAAAGCTTATGGACTTCCATTAATGGAAATACAATTCGTAGTTTGGATAACGGCTTGGTTACAGTCTACAACGATAATGGTGAGATATTCACACAACACGAGTATTATACGTTGAAAGATAACTATACACAGAATGACAAATATGAAGTGAAGAAATCTCGTGAAGGAAACATTGATTACATCGACAGCAGTGATGAAATATTAAACAATTAGAATTTTTGTACAATGTCAAGATACACAAAATATCATAGTAATTACATACTTAGAAAAAAACATCAGAATACCTCCAAGGGTACGATTTATGAAAGAGATTGGGTGACTACTGGTAGTCAGTATAATTTCGGCAGTGGTAAAACGCCGTATTATACTGACGGTAATTTTGTGTTTACAACAAGCAATGTAATCAGTAACCCAAAACATCATAAGATTTCGTCATCGTCGACAACATACCATTATGATGATGTCAAGGACGCTAAGAATGATACAAGTAAGATAAAGATAGTCGAAAAGACGAATGATATACGTGATTACGTCTACTATGGTTCTTGTGTTGATTTGATAGTCACTTCCATTGAAAATATAGTTAATGAATTTCCAGGAGCAATAATTGTAACCAACGAAAAACTTACAGTACCTCCTTTATCTGAAAGCGGAAAATTCATTGAATTGAATGAATATATAATTAATAATCAATTCGATATTAACTTGTATGAAGAAGAAGTCACATTAAATGACGGTGATAATCCATTAAGGTGGATTACGTATTCAATCAATGATTATGTCGTAAACGACGAAAAAATTACATCGTATGTAATAAATACTTACTTCGATGAAAAATGTTCCGCCCATAATCAATGGGATTACCGTTATGCAAATAAATATGACAAAGTTAATGTTATTGAAATTATTATAAATGGTAAGTATACCATTAAGGGATATAAGGTCGAAGACGATTTGGTTTTTACTTACCCAAAATCATCTGGATTGGTAATAAAGCCATCGGAAGATAAAATTAATGAATACTTTGACAATTTGGAGGGTTTCGAAAGATTGTTGCTTAACAGGACTACAAATCCTCTGTATTCAAATGATTTAATTACTCCGATAGAAGGTAAATTGGCTTATTATTATATTAATAAGACATATACGTGGCCTTCGACCGATTATTGTATCGATGTCAGTTCATCTCATTATGAAGAGTTCGTTGACAATATGTATGCTATGGCACAATCCTTCGATGAGTTATGGACTGATAATCTTTATCGAAAAATGACACATGAGGCAATAAGCAATTTCGATTGGACATATACGAGAGAATTTAATGAAGGAGACGATGATGCCAATATTCAAGGTGGTGAAAGAATGAAGAAAATACTTCATTTTTGCGGTCGTGTATTCGATGACATTAAGAAATATGCTGATGGTATTAAAATTTGTAATAGTGTATCGTACAATGGTAATTCGAATATGCCGAACTCCGAGATAACCGAAAAATTGTCGGTCGGAGGATGGGAAACTTTATCTGTTATTCCTTCATTTGAAGGTGTTGATACAATTACTGTGACTAAAGACTTCCTGACGAATGGTAAATATAAATGGTTCAATCATTCAAATAGTCAAGTTTTAACGATGACGGATGTTGACACTAATTTTATGAAGAGATTGTTGCTTTCATCCAAAGCGTTATTCAAGTGTAAGGGAACTATTGAATCCTTGCGTATGATGATGGGAATGTTTGGTTTTAGTGAAAACAAAGGTGATTTTACAATAAAGGAAATGTATTATAAAGTAACTCCATTGTTAAAAACATCATCAAAAATAGCCGAGTATAATAACAAGAGAGATGTTACAGGTAATTATGAAGAGGATGATGAATATTGGGGTATAGCAGTCAAAGACTATGTGTTTTCTGATGGTAAAACTTATGTTATCCCATATGTAGATAAAGATAAGAACTTGGATAAGAAAAATTTTTATTTTCAATCAAACGGTGGATGGGGAAAATATCTTAACAATAATACAGTGATTAATACTGTATATACTGATGATGGTATTAATTATTGTGAGACGACATCGTATCTCAGAATGTGTCAAAATGTAGGTGAATTGAAATATATTAGTCAAAACGATATTAAAGAAGGTGATGTATGCTATGTGTTTAGCCTCGATGATTATACCGAAATTACTGGTGAAACTCCGACGGTTAACATTACACACTATTTCATTGCAAGGAAAACGGATTTCATGTATGTGTGGGACAATGTGAATCAAGATAGTAGTGAACAAATTCGTAACAAGGTTGAATATATCAAAAGCATAGTGACTAATCTTATTGGTAATAATCCCCATTGTGGTTTCGGTAAATATGATTTAGGTAAATCTTTCATCGAAGATATTACCCATCCTTTTGCCAATATAGTACAAAATCCTTTGACTGGATTAACTGAAGATGAAGTTAAAGACAATAATGCAAATTTTAAATACACATTCATTGAAGATAGCGATAAGACCAAGGTTTTTGCAAATACTTATACATATAAGGAAAACGAAGACGGAAGTGCCACTGTAACAAAGAATATAAACAGAGAGACAAATGATAATTACTATATAAATTCTAAGCTCGTTATTTTGACGAATACCGTTAAAGGTGATGAAAAAGGATTGTTCAAATCTTATTTCAGAGAAAAGATATTACCTTACCTAATGCAAATGACACCGTCGACTACAATATTGATACTACGTAATTTTTAATATGGAAGACAATAATATAAAATTAAATGGAGAAGAATACAGTTTTAACATTGATTCTAAGACTAATAGTTTAGTAATCAATGTTACGGACTGTTCTGCTTTGGATTTAAAAGGATATGATGGTTGGTATAAATACAAAGTCATTGGTAACAAAATTTCATTCATTATCAATAATAATTTATCTGAAATTGAACGAGATGCATCATTGATGGTATCTAATTCGATGTATCCCGACAAATATGCGTACATTGCAATTAGTCAAAAAGGTGAGGTATACACATTAAGCAGTGACATTGTAGCTAAAAATAATATGTCTCCATTAATAGATGGTGAGGATTTCACGTTCAATATAAAGGTAGATGGTGGTGATAAAAAATGTATAATAAAAGAGATAAAGGAATATGTGTTATCTGATGACGAATATATTCGTATTCCTTTTGACAAATCATTGATAACGGAGTTACTTCAAATAGACGACGGCGTATATAAATTAAATGTACATAATATGGGGCGTGTAACGGAAGACGCTTACTATTTTGAAATCGTATTAGTACACAATAACAACTCGTCGAAAATCTTGAATCTACATTTGCGGTATCAAGATTTATCAAAGAATATTGTCGTGTCACCAAAGGCATTGGAATTTAAAAGCAATGGCTTTTCAACGAATAGAATACTTAAATTGAACGGAAATCTTATTGACAACGGCATTGAGGAAAATATTGTTAACCCGTTGGATTGGTTACATCTTATGTGTGGATATGACTGTATCTATGCATATGTTGACACTAATGACAGCGAAAGTGTCAGAAACGGAAATATTACGATATACGGAAACAGCGTTAGCATTAAACAAGATGGAAAGATTAAAATCGAAACTCTTGAATCCTGTAATCACGATAGTATCGCTGTAGTTTATAATGAAGTTGAGTATATTGATGGCGTTGAATTAATAAGTATTAAAGATAATGTCGTTAAACTTAGAACAAATACTTACGAGAATGATAAATATGTACATGATTCAATGATAACGGTTAATTTATCCTGTAAATGGGCAGATTTTTCATTAGATTATGATAGCGAAAATGAAATCCACATAATTACCGTTATTGCTGATGATAACTGTTTCGATAACGAAAGAAAGTGTATTATGACAGTAAAAAACGCCGAAGACACAGAAGCATCTCGACGTTTTCTTTTGACACAAAAATCTTTATCAAAGAATTTAATGTTAGAAGAGATTAATGATTAATCAGTCTTTCCACATCATTATTTACATCATCATAGGAATTTATCTTAAAATGATATATTTTATAATTGTTGGTAACATCGTGTTGTTCATAACTTAAGTTATCGACATTTAATTCGATGTAGCCGTGACCTTCGATATTCTCTCCACTGTTTTGTTGCAGCAACGAGCCACAATAGACTATCGGTATGTCATTCTTATTAAGTTCTTGATGTTTATGAATATGTCCTGCAATTACACAATTACAGCCCTCAAATTCTGTTATTGGTAAACCATTTTCTGAAACTCGCCCAAGGTCAGTCACACTTCCATTTATATCTCCGTGATAAAGTCCTATCACTCTATTCGAAGGATTATCCTTAATAATCTCATCTAAGTCTAAAGGACGTTTAAAACCATCAAATATGGAGTATAAGGCAAAGATAACGTTATCATCGACATAGCATCCACTCTTATATTCTGTCTCACGGTCTAAATAGACTACGTTAGGATATACATCCTTGATACCGAATGTCGGACTGATGGAATCCAAGCGGTCTAAGTTATTCTCAAGCATATCGTGATTACCTGCGATGATATATGTTTTTCCTATCGCATTGAGATAATTAAGCATCATATGGAATGTATCACTTGCTTCATTACTTATTCGTATTTTGTTATGGAAAATATCACCTGCAATAATAATACGAAACTCATCGTTCGGTATATCTTTGGTCGCTTTGTATAACTCAGCAATGGCTTGTTTTAACATTTCGTGATAAGGTACTTTTTCCTCACTGTTGGGTATGTGTATATCGGCAATTGCAAAAATTTTTTTTATCATGATCCTAAATTTTAATACTTGAAATTCGTGTGCAAAGATACTACTTTAATATGTAAAGTAAGAAAATATTATGGAAAAAAATCTTAAAAGAGTTATTTTAGGCATTGATATTTCCACGACTTGTCTCGGTATTTCGTTGGTCGGTTATGATGGAGATAATGTTAAATTGCTATATATAAGTCACATAAAGCCAAAGGTAAATACGAGAAAAATCAAAGGCACCGAAGCTCTATTTGCAAAGAGCAGAATATTTAAAGAGAAGTTTACGGCATTATGTGATGAACTTAATATAAGGGATTCAATTACTGATATTGTGATTGAAGAACCATTACCTAGTTCGCAGAATGTAAGCACAGTTAATACCTTGTTGAAGTTCAATGGAATGATTTCGGAATCCATGTATGAACTTACGGGCGTTGTTCCTAAATATATCTCATCTTATGATGCAAGAAAATTTGCTTTTCCTGACTTGATGGCAGTACGGAAATACAACAAGAAAGGTGAGGAATATTCATATAAGAAGATTAAAAAGGCAATAAGCAACAATGAACTAGTATTATTTGGTAGTTATCCTTTCGACTGTGCGAAGAAAATGATATTATGGAATAAGATTTCCGAAATGTACGACGGAATTCAATGGTTATATGATAAAAAAGGTGAGTTAAAAACTGAGAATTTTGATGCTTCGGATAGTCTAGTTTGTATATTGGGACAGATTTCGAAAGAAAAATATAAGGACGATGTCCCTGTTATAATTTTAACTGATGAAAGTAGAAATAAAGATAATATAGTTATAAACTATGATTTTAAATTTTGCGATCAAATAATAAATAAATCTATTGAAATTACTGAATAATAATTTATTTTTTAATTTTTAATTGTTTTTTATTAATTAAATAATATATAATGGTCCGTATACATGTATACGGATTTTTTATTTTTTAACTTTTAATATTTTGTTATTTAAGAAATAAATTGTATTTTTGCAATCAAAAATATTTTAAGTGAACATAATAATGATGATTAGATATGATAGACAGTAGTATTAATGAAATAATTAATATCGTTAATGATATTTTTGGTACGCCTAGACGAGAAGCATCCATTGACGGGTGGACTGAATATAATTGTCCCTGTTGTGCTGAAGAAAACGGAAATACTGTCGATGGTAAATATAATTTTTGTGTAAACTATTCAAAAGGTGTATGCCATTGTTGGAAATGCGGTACGAGTGGCAGAATATCGAAGTATGTTCGTCGTTATGGAGGTAATGATAAATTAACTGAATATCGAAATATCGTAAATGAAATCCGTAGGAGTCAACAATACAGTTTGGAAAAATATGGAATCGTCAATGATGCTGAAATACTTAAGATTGAAAATACAGTAACGTTACCGAAGGATTATTCCAATGATTTCACAAAGGATGATAGACAGACGATATATGCCTTGTCATACCTAAGAAAACGTGGAATCAATGACAATATCATCAAAAAATTTAATATAGGCTATGTGGGATGGACAAAAGAACCTAATATGAGTTTCCGTATCGTTATCCCTTCATATGATGAATTTGGTGATTTAAATTATTATATTGCCAGAGATTATTCAGGGAAAAACAATAAACGAAAATATAATAACCCTGAAGTCCCTAAGACATCATATATTTTTAATGAAGGCTTAGTAAATTGGTATGAGGATATTACATTGGTCGAAGGAGTTTTTGATCATATAGTAGTCCCTAATTCGATACCTCTATTGGGTAAGGTGTTGGATGAAAATAATGCATTATATTCAGCTTTGGTGAATAGGGCAATGGCAAATGTAAACGTGATGTTGGATGGCGATGCTGTAAAGGATGCGAAGAAATTGTATTACAAACTTGAAGACAGTGCATTAAAGGATCGGGTTAGAATAATAATTTGCGATGATGGTTACGATGCCTCAACAATATATGAGAAATATGGTATTGATGGCATTAAGACGATAATGAAATCTAAGAGACGATTGGATGATTTCGACCGTATTTTCAATGTATAGGATAAAGGCTTAGGATTTCTAAGCCTTTTTGTTGAATAATTGTATTAAGTCATAAATAAATGCAAGTATTTTAGAAAGGAAGTTTCCATTTGAAAGTGATGTGAATAGTACATTGATAGAAGAACTACGGCATACCTTTGTTGTATTTTTAACCCTGTTATACCATCCATTCAAGAATTTCTTTTGACTTGGTTTTTTAATAGTTACATTCTTGTAATATTGGTTGCGCTGTCTGATAAATTCAGTTTCGACAGCTTTCATCTTACTCCCATTCGCATATTTTAATGTAGTTGTGCCGATGACACCATCAACACTTATATTTGTCTTATATACATTATTGATTGCCTTTTGTAGAAGTTTGGCAGAGGTCTTGATACCAGCATTAACACCGTGGCAAAAGAGATGCCCTGCAATTAATAAGCTCGTGAACTGTTCGCACTTTAATGGATAATAATATGTCGTGTAATAGTATTGTTTAACCGAAGCGTCCAAGGATGCATCCTTAATCTTTGCATTATATTTAATTGGCTTATGCTTGTCGATGATTTTCCATCCACTCCAATTAGGGTTGTATGCCCTTGATATACCGCAATAGGTTTCCTTTCCTTTGTCTCCTTTGGTTTGTTTTTCGTTGCCTGAACTGTAACCACCTTCGTGAGACAATACCATATTTATTAGTTTTATCGACCTGTCAGTCATATCATTTAAGTTTATTTAATATATAAATATCAGTTGGAATATTAAATATTTTAATAAAAAACGTATATTTGTAATCGATAAAATATTGTTTTAAATGGAGATAACATTAGTTTTGAACGATAGGTTATATGACGATATTGATAGAATGTCGAAATCGTTAAATATTTCGGTCAATGACTATTTGATTGAAATTATAGAGGATGGTTTCTATACCGATAAATACGGTGATTTGAATAAGATATTGAATAATAAAAAAGAAGCCGCTTTCAAAGAAAAGCTTATTGAGAATACCGCAAAAGTAGATGATAAAAAACCAAAAGAGAAAAAAGAGGATAGAAGGACTAAAGAAGCCGAAGTCGTTAAGTGCGAAAAGACCAATATAGCCGATTCCACTGAAGATGAGGCAACTGAGAAGATAAAGAAACGTGTTAGTAGAACAAGAACCATAAAGAGTAAATAAAATGATAGAGAATATAAATCCGACAGATAGATTGGTATTCGATTTGAACATGTATCAAATTGATTACAACGAGCAAAAGATAAAGAGTTTACGTAAGGAAATATCCGAGAAATACGGTGTCCCTATGAAGAATGTCGAAGTGAACTTTAATCCTATAACAGTCAAAGATGATGGCACAAAGATTTCATTGGCATCGGATATTGTAAACAATATACAAGACCCAAAGTTCCAACAGAAGCTGTTCGGTGAGTATATTGAGATGAAGGATATAAAAGATGTAAATCTCGACGATATCGTTAAAATCGATAATGTAATTAATGCCCACGTCGATTTTGATGCATATGCAAGGTATAAATCATATAAAATAAAGTATGCGAAATGGGATAATTATTTATCATATGGTAAAGGAAATTACTTTGATTTTACGAAATTAAAGGGTTTGGTTTTACTGAACGGCGAGCCTGAGAATCAGTGTGGAAAAACTACTTTTGCAATTGATTTGTTACGCTTCGCTCTTTTTGGAAAGTCACCTAAGTGTCCCACCCTCGACAGTGTGTTCAATATTTACCTTGATAACGAGACTGAAGCTATGGTCGAGGTAGGTCTTGAAATAGAAGGTATCGATTATGTTATTAGAAGAACAATTACAAGACCTCCTTTGAAGAAGCGAACTGCCAAGAGTAAATGTAAACAAAAGGTAGAGTATTTCAAGAAGGTGAATGGCAGTAATGAATTGATTGAAAATTGCGAGGCCGAGAGTGGAACACAGACTAATAATTTGATTCGTGAGACTATCGGTAATGTCGACGATTTCAATCTCGTAATATCTGCCACCCGTAAGACGTTGGACAATCTGCTTGATATGGGTCAGACCGACAAGGGCAAACTTTTCTCAAGATGGTTGGGACTATTAACCATCGAGGAAAAGGAAAAGATAGCCAAAGATGAATACAAGAAACTAAGCAAGGATTTGTTGTCTAATCGTTATAATAAGGGAGTATTGGACAATGAAATTAATGATATGAAATCCGTCATCAATAACAATAACGGAAGAATAGTAGAACTTGAGGATAAACTTAACAAATCCAATGAAAAGATAAATGAACTGAATGAGGAGAAAACCAAGATACAGTCCAATCGTAAAGAAATAAAGGAAGAATTAATTAGAATTGACATAATGACAATAGAGAACAAACTATTAAGTCTGTCCAACGAGAAACTGATAAAGAATAACGAATATTCTATTGCAAAGGACGAATATGATAAGATAAAAGATTCTATATTTGATGAGACTACTTATAAGAAGGCACTTACTGATAAGCAGCAATACGAAAATTCAAATGCCGAGATAAAGGGTCAGATCAAGATAATAAGAGCAAATAATGCCAATATTGAGGCATTGATAGCACAGAAAATTTGTCCTACTTGTCATCAAGAGATAGATGTAACGGCTCAAACATCAGTAATTGATAACAATAAACAAGAAGAGAAAAAGTTGATAGCCCAAGGCGTTTCCAACAAAAAGATGATAGATGAATTGTCGGTTTCGATAAATAATATGGAAATACAGAGAGCCAATGTACAAAGGAAATCAAACCTTGAGTTTAAGATGTCAGCAATAGAAGTGCAGATAAAAAATCTTGATATGAATATTTCTGAGTATAATAGGCAGAAGAATGAGATAGAGACTAACAAGGATAACATTCGTTATAACAACGAGATTGACAATAAGATACGTATTTGTGATGATAGCATCCGTGTTGAAAATGGAGTAAAGGAGCAACTTATTAGGGAAATACAACAATACAAGACAGAAAATAATAATTATGAGGCTGAAATTAAGAATCATCAGATAGTTATTGATAAACTCGTCGAGGAAGAAAAGGTAATCCGTAATTGGACTTTGTATCAAGAGTTGCTTGGCAAGAATGGAATCGTCAAAATAGTATTGAAGAATGCATTACCGATAATTAATAATGAGGTCAAAAGGCTTCTTGAAGGTTTGTGCGATTTCGATGTTGTTTTGTCAGTATCGGATAATAACCAGATATGTCTTGACTTACTGCGTGATGGCAAAGCAATAGACCTTGGCACAGGTGCAAGTGGTTTCGAGGGAACAATTTCTTCATTGGCGTTACGTGCTGCACTGGGAAACATCTCGATAATTTCAAAACCGAATGGATTAGTATTGGACGAGGTACTAAGCGGAATTAGTGCTGAAAACGTCGCTAATATTATGACTTTGTATCATAGGATGCTTAACAATTATGATTTCATTTTGCATATATGCCATGATACTACTTTGGTCGACTACCACGAAAGTATCGTAACCGTGACTAAAAAAGATAATGTTTCTGTCATAGAGATGAAATAAACCATATTATATTTCGTATACTATAACATGTTTATTTATTAAATATGATACTATAGTATATGGAATATAATAAAATAAGATTCTTTGCGTTACAATGTAAAAATTTAGATGAATTTGAACAAAGTGTAGAATGTCAAGAAAGTCGTAAAATGAATGTGTATGAAGAATTAACCAAACATTTTCACAGCAAAAAGAAATACTATACCAATGACGATTTATTTTTCGTTGCTTCTTTTTATAAGACAAGAAAAAAATTTATGAAAAATAGTTATAGTGCTTATGATGTTGCCCGTAGACGAAAGTTGTTAAATGATATTTGTTGCCATATGAAAAATTATTTTCATAAGGATGTAACAAAAGAGGATGCAATAGAGGTCGCAAAAAAGTATTAAAGGAATAATATGCATCTGTATCAGAGGCAAGTGAGAAAACTGTCATCAGTAGATCTTCGATATATAATATGTGCAGGCATAAGGTAAAATACAAATTTTTTAACGAGCAAGTTTTCTTATTTGAAAACGATGAATTCGATTATAATATAAAAGAGAAAATTAAAGAGAATAAAGAAAAATGTTATGATAGAGTAGTTCGTAAATTTGCTAAAATATTAGATGGGAATATAATAGAAATATTTAAAGATGCCCATTTAGCCGCAATGGATGTCGGAAGAAGTGAAAGAAGTATTTTAACTGCTTGCCAAAAAGGGTGGAGATGTGGTGGATTTTATTGGAAAAGATTATAAAATATAATATACAATATTGCATATGTCAAAAACAATTAAATGGGAATATATAAAGGGACTAGATCAGTATTTTGCTGATATAAAACACTTTAAGTCTCTCTCTCGTAAAGAAGAGAGAGAACTTGGTGTGCGTATAAAACAAGGTGACAAAGATGCCTTGAATAAATTGGTTCAACATAATCTTAAGTTCGTTGTTTCAATGGCGAAAAAATATCGTGATAAGGGTGTTCCATTTGAAGACTTAATATCCGAGGGCAACTTAGGACTTTATCACGCAGCCGAGAAATATGATGGTAGTCGTGAGACACGTTTTATTACTTATGCCGTATGGTGGATTAAAAATTCATTCAATGAGTGTATCAAGAGGAATGATAGAATCAATGAGATGGATATTGATGATTTCTTATGGGGTAAAAATAAAAGTGATACTTTTAGAACTGAAATAATAAATGAAAGATTCGAGGAACAGTTAAATGACATACAGAGTCGAAATGCAAGCATCAATGAATTGATGGAATGTCTACAAGAACGTGAACGAAAAGTAGTTGCAATGTTCTTCGGTCTCGATGGAAAAAAGGAAATGAATCTTGATGAAATTGGACAAGATATGAATTTATCAATGGAAAGGATAAGACAAATAAAAGATGTCGCCCTTATAAAATTAAAGACCAATGTATTGTTGATGAACAGTGATGAAATCCAAGAACTGAGAGAATTGCGTTAATAAACCAAAATGCATTGATACTTATTATAGAATAAACAGATATAGGATATAATTTATGGCAAGAACAAGCAAGAATACTTCTAAGGAAAATGAAACAAAAGAAGTCAAGCAAGAGGTAAAGAATGAAATTGTTGACAATGTTGAAATAAAGGACGATGAGAAAATCGATACTACTGAAGAGACAATTTCGAAAGAAGAAGTTATTGCAGAAAAGGACTCTCCAAAGGAAACTCTTGACAATAAAGAAGAGGAAAACAAGGATGAAATTATTCCATCGGAAGACAGCGACGTTGAAGGTTCAGAAGAAGATGAGATGGTGGAACCCAATGATTATAATGATGAAATCATTGATAAACAAGTCAAGGAAACTGTAGCTCCTCGATGGGCAAAGGATGTATATGGTTATAATTGGATGGGACAATGCTATGATGAATAAATCTTAAATTTCTAAAGTCAATGGAAAAAGATTACAATGAAATTAAAATGATATTCAACACCTTGGATAATCTTGACAAGAAGAAAATCCAAGAAGCAATCGGTAAAGATTCACAAGCAACCGATGGCGTGTCATATACTCAGAATGACGAGATAATGACAAACTCATTGGAAACCTGTAAGACACAGTTCGGTGCTGATTTCACCAATCATAATGACCCAAGTCCTATGATATACTACCCTTCTGACGGTGATGTCGTATTAAGCGGAACAGTACCAGGACTAAACAACGCTAAATTTCAGTTCAGATACAAAGATTCATCGTTTGGTTGCTATTTTTGGTCTGATTCTCTGGTACTTAATGATGACAATATACAGAAGTTATCAAGAATAAACGGTGTCTATAAGAATTGGGTGCAGGAATTGCAGACATCTGCCGATATTAAGCCTATCGGTTATAAAGGCTGAAATAATTTTTATCTTTATTATCGAAATCCAAACCATATTCTATTTATTTAGGATATGGTTTTTCTTATGTGAATGATACTTATTATTAAAGGTATTTGCACGATGAAAAGGATAGATTCTAACGTACTTAGACAAATGGTGTCAGAAGAACTAAACCGTTCTGACATAAGATCGATGATCAATGACCGTATACACGAACTCTTGCGAGAAAGGGAATTTGAAGATAAGATAAAGGACATAACTTCTGAGGTATTCGAGAAATTCTTTAAAATGATGTATACTAAGAGAGGTTTTTGGAAAAATGATATTAAAAGGTAGAACGAAATGGATAATGTAATGGATAAGATAAAAGCCTACCTTTCGCAAAATAAGAAAATGGGTTTCGCCTTAAGGGATTGGCTTATAAGGAATGGATATAACTACACATTGAAGGAGGCGTTGATATGTATTTATAATGCAGCAGACGGAAAATCAAGTGTAATGAATGACATTATAGAGCATTTGACAGAAAAAAGGAAAATTTATGGTAGGACACAGGTATATGCCGATAATAACACCCCTTTGATCGGTTTACGTAGAAACGAGCAAGGTGAAGTTGAGTTATATGGTTATAGACCCAATATGCCCTTAAATCCTAAGGGACAACATATGTCAAGGAACAATAAGATATTCCGTAAATCAGATGATCAAGTCAGCAAGACATATCAGAATTCAGAAGAAAAAATGTATGAGTTGGGACGACAAGTAAGAGATATGTTTCCTGATTGTAGTAATCACGACATCACTTTCATAATGCAAGCGATAAAGAAATATGCTGAAAGTCATAAGATTCATACTGATAAGGTATTGAATATGATGAGAAAGGGAAGATTGGAATACAATGAACCTTTAAATAGATTAGTTCCTCACGTGAGAGAAGGTAGACAAGGAAGAACCATTATGATAGACGAGGCCGTCATGATGGAAATCGCAGACGATGCGAATATGACGGAATACAAGTTTAACTCAAACATTAAGCATTTCTTGCACGACTTATTGGTAAATCCATCTGGTGCGAAAATGCCTTTTATTTTTAAGATAAATGGCGTCAATCGTAATAGGATGATATATTTCTTAAAGAAATTTGGCTTACTTAAGAAAATCGAAAGGATTTCTGACAAGGATAACGAAGGGAAACCTAAGAAAGCCACGATGATGGTAAAATATCAAGTTCCAAAAAAAGATTTCGATAGGAAATTAAAGAAATTATTTATACGTCTATTCGAGGACAACTGTAGTGAGGTTAATAATATCACAGAGGATGGAGAAGGTGCAACCACTTGTGATGCTTCATCGGGACAATTTTCGCAGCCATTGTTCCCATTACAGAGAGGTAAAATGTATCATATGGACGAAGATACCACTTGTGACAGCGTAGGTGATTATCAATACGATGTACCATTTGCGGGCGATGATGAGACTTTGAAACGAAATAATGGCGTTGGAGGTTCAAATTCAATAAATTTCGCATAATAAAGTAACAATTAGGACTATTTATGTATATAGAAAATGATGATAGCCGTGATTTCGCATAATAAAGTAACAATTAGGACTATTTATGTATATAGAAAATGATGATAGCCGTGATAAAGTAATCGAAAGAATGTTGCAAATCTCAGAGGAAAGGGAAGACCTATCTGAACAAGGAAAACTTGACAAGGAGAAAGAGAGAGAACTAATCCTAAGACAATTTTATCAAGGACTAAAGTTATGTACAAGAGGGTAAATAACTGTTAAATAAAATTTTAAGAAAATCTACGAAAAATTATTCGTTTTTATGACGAATTTTTTGTATTTTTGCAAAGATAAATAAGTTAAAGAAATCGTTTAATAGGCAGCCGTACTGCCGAATTTACGCTTGTGGACTATCCAACTATGGATGACCGTTGCTAAAGCAGCCTAAAAAGTAGTGATAGGATGAAACAAGAAATAAAAACTAAGTAAAATCATAATTTTTCTTAGAATTTTATATACGGTATAATTATTTTTAGATATATTAATAACAATGTTAGAAGCTAAAAGATACACATTCAGCGAATTAAAGGAGGCACTTGTAAAGGAAAGTAGTGAATCCAAATCGGTTATAGGTAAGGGAGTCATTAAGGATGATGCCAAGAACAATGTAAAGGCTGTTGAGGATATCATGAAGCAGGCTAAAGAATATGACCACGTATCGGAAGATAAACGTGATACAAATACTGAGCTTGGGAAAGATATGAATAAGACGACCTTGGATGTTGAGTTCTCGAACGAACCAAGCAAGGAATATAAAGAACGTGTGAAAGCACAAGCACACGGCTTTGCTTCCGTAAATGATGAAAAGAACAGTTCCTCAAAGGACAATCCTTCATTGGATTATGAAGGCAATAAGAATTTCTACAATAATGTAGAGAAAAATGCAAAAGAAAGGACAGAATATAAATCTGAATATCATCATTCAGGATTAAAGTCACATAATTTGCCAAAAGAAGATACAAAAATAAAAACAGTATTTAAGGAAAGTAAAGTAATGAAAAGATTAGTGTTTAAAAATACTGTGTTCTTGAATGAGGAAAATGTCAAGAAACGTATACCAGAGGATTATAAGATAGATGAAAATCGTTTCTATATGAAAGATTCCATCGGCAATGAATATCTTGTGGAATGCCATAAGGATAGGGATTTTAATTTCGTTCATACAGATGCCACTCTTGTCAAGGCAAGCCCCAAGTTGGTAAACGAGGAATTGGAGAGAATTAAAGCGTTGACTTCATATAGTAGTAACAAATACTTAGGAGAATCAGCAAAAGAGCCTAAAACGGATTTAATCCATAACATTGATATTGCAAGAAAAAAGTTAAACGAGAATACACAGAAATAATAAATAAGTAATATTGGCACATTAAGATGGCTTTAGAAGGAGAACAAATGACCTTTGTCGAAAAGACCATAAGAATGATCGACAAATACGGTATGTGGAAGGTAATACGTGCGATATTACTTATATTGTTGTTTTTATTCGGAATGTATTATGTCCAAGTTGCAGCAACAAGGACTGGCTCAATGGAAGCAAATGAACAACAGACAGAAAAGTCTATTGCAGAACATTCCGAACAAATGGAAGTAAGAAAGGAAATCAAACCTGTTGTTGACAATGTATTAATGAAAGTGTTGCAGTCCACTAATGCTGATAGGGCATTTATATTGGAATTGCACAATGGTTCAAGTAATACGGCCGGTTTACCCTTTGTCCATTGTACTATGACTTATGAAGTAAATCGAGACAGCATAGAGAATGTTGATGAGGACTATCAAAATCTTTCATTATCAAGATTTAATTTTCCGTCATACCTTCATAAAAATAAATACTGGATGGGAACTATTGAGGACTTCAAGAAAGTCGATAACAAAATGGCGACCAGAATGCAGACCAATGGTGCAAGCTATATGGTGATTGCGACAATAGAAAGTGATACCAATGAGTTGGGATATTTTGGTTTCACATATTGTGACGGTAAGGTTCCTAATAATATGAAATTAATCATGGCACAGACTACATCATCGGTTCAAAAATTATCTAGATTATTAGATAAGGCAATAATTAATTAAAACGAACGATAATGTCTAAACAGAAATTAATAGATGTCATACAGTGGATATTGATAGTGGGACTGTCAATAATACTGTTAATAGGCTTTCTCCGTCAGAATGAGGCACTTACGAAAAATGCTGAATATGAGAAAAATAATACTTATGTTAAAATATATGAAAGTCAAAACATAAGTAAGCTCAAGAAAGAAAACAAGGCTTTATATGATTCGATAAAGTCATTGAAAAACGTAGAGAGTGCCATTGAAATTCGTTATAAATACCGATATAAGACGGATACTGTGTTTGTCGCCAAGTCATCAACCCAGACAATAAGTAGAGATTCGTTGTATGAATTTACGTCAGATAATGACACGGTCAATTACGAATTGAAAGTTAAGGCAAGAGACATTGATTGGTATACGATGAATTTTACCATCAATGATAAATTCACTATAATAAATAGAAATGACGATAATCAAAACGAGACAAGCGTCATTCATAACCCTAATGTGACAATTGATGGTATGACAACGTATCACAAGAAAGACAACTCGAATAAGTGGTATAATCGTTTTGCTGTTGGTCCTCAGATAGGAATAGGGGTAAATACACAAGGACAGACAGGTGCCTATGTCGGTATAGGAGTAACATACAATCTATTAAAGAAATAAGTAATAGACAATACATAAAATGATGGTAATGATTGATTTCATTACCATTTTTTCATATATTAATATGAAGATATATTGAGAAATATGGTGTTTTTATCGAAACTAATGGTATTTGCCTTGATATTGGCAATCCTTGTCATTGCAAGGGAAATCATAAGGCTAATTAAGTGCTACATGACTTTGGAAAAGTATGAAATCAACGAGAAAAGGACTTGGCTCGTGTGGTCATCGCTATCATATATAATAATGTCAATAATTTGTGGAATATAAAATGAATTTACAGGATATATTAATGAAATTGTCCGCATATTCGGTAGGTTGTCGAATAATAAATGGTAATTTTATGATAAACATCACTTATGACGAGGGGTGGAAAGTAATACCACCGGAAAATGAAAAAATCGAATTCGAACAGAGAGGAAACATAACATATTATGCTGCTTCAATAAACGAGGTGTCATTTGATGATGTGTTTGAGTCAATAAAAGAGACGATTGACTATAATATCGATTTGCAACGTAAGGTTACACTATATAAGGCAAAGGTGGATGAATTACAAGAAATTTTTGCAAACGAAAGTCTTGATAAATTGAGGACAATAACATTCATATTCGATGAAAAGAAAAAACCAAAGAGAAAATATGTTCGTAAGAACAAGAAACAGGATGATCTTAATGTTAAGATAGATAATGTCGATGAACAATCAGAGGTAACAGAAACTGATATTCATCGGAATGAAGAAAAAGTAGAGAAGCCGAAAGTTAACATTGAGGAACAGGAAAACGTCAATGCTGATGAAATCAATTATAACGAATATGACGGCGAGGCTATTGAAGACGAAGAGGAGAATAAAGTGGATTATTTGGAGCAATTAAGGAATCAATGATGGAACTCGTAACATTAATATCTTACATATTATTCAGCTATGGTATTACCACGATGATGGTATACTTTAATGGCCCTTTTGATTTAATTGAATATTTCAGAAGACTAATGAATGCAATCCACCCTAAGGTAGGTGAATTATTCCAATGCCCTCTATGCCTCTCCACGTGGATAGGAGGCATATTCTCAATGGCAAACTATTTGTGGATACCTATTAGAATAACCCCTTTTAATATGATATTAGGAGGAAGCGGATTATGGTGGCTTATAATACCTATGGATGCATTCTTAACCTGTGGTACTGTTTGGCTATTACACGTACTTGATGAATATTTAGAAAATAATTCCAAAACGTATGAGGACTAACAACGATGGCTAATTATTACGATAGTATGAGAAAAGAGGTAATGACAAACAAGCAGGATGCCTTGATAGCCAAAACGGAATTGGAGAACGAGAAAAATATATTGGTCGACAGATTCAAGAATGGCGTGGGAAATGAATTAAGAAACGACATTCAATATTATACGAAGCCAATTCCTATCAAGAAGCCGTTCAGATTAAAATTCAAGGCATTCTTAGATAAAATAAGATACATATTATTCGGAGGTGAATACGATGGAGCTTAGACATATATATAAATTGGCAGATGTAATTAATGAAGCAATACTTGAAGAGAAATTGCCGAAAGAAATAAGAAACGACATTTCCATTGTGGTCAACGTATCACCAACGACGGCATATGGTATCGACAAGGAATTTTATCGTCTGACACATAATGACAATGATGATGGCTTTGTACATAGCAAGGATATAGATGCGACGATATCCAATGTGAAATTTAATATAAGAGAAAAGGTGGAAACGTAATGTTCCACCTTTATCTATACTACAATACCGATACTTTTTTAATTAATGCCCTATCCCATCCAGTCTTTTCTTCTATTTTGTCGTAGACTTTTTGCACTGAATTCAGATTGGTAACGTCACCAAAGAAAATAACACGTTTATTTTTTACTAACGCATCATCGGTTTGTAACGTCGAATATAACCTTTCAGCTTCCTCGTGATTCTTGCAAATCACGAAATCGAAATCCTCGCTATGGCTAATGATCAATTTATTTCTAACCGTCGTAATTTGTATCACGTCATTGATCTCGTTTAATTTCTTAAGGATTAAATTATCCAATATGAACTGATATGTCTTTCTGTCCTTTTTCGGATGATAACCGTATACATAGAAATGTTCCTCAACGAACCACTCGTCTCTTGCAATTACTTTATATAGCTGCTTGTCGACAATTTCCACATTCACAAATTTACCATTATCATTTCTGAACTGCGTTATGTTATTTTCTTCCTCATCACTTAATCGTTGTACGACGATTACTTCCCATTTGGTGTCAATTCGATTGTTCTTTCTGACGGAACTCTCACAAGAAGTTCTGAATTTGACAGGAAACTTCACTTCCTTGTGATTTTCTTCCAACGCCTTGTTATATATTTCAAAGGCATCGGTTTTCCACCACGAAGCACCTAACCTTTTTACCCTCTTGTGGTTTTTAACAAGCAATACCATGCAATAACCCCATTTGTCACCTTTTTCCTTACGCTCTTTTTCCATCTTTTTCTTTATCTTAGCGTAATATCTTTGATTTTGTTGGTGACGCAGTTTCTTAATTCGTTTTGCTCGTTTCTCGGCTTTCTTTGCTTCCTCTTTTTCTTTTTTGCGTTTTTCACGTTCTTCTTTCTTACGTTTTCTTTCTTCTTCTTGCTTAATTAACCCTTTAAGACCTAACATAGTGTTAAAAAATCATATTTTCTATAAATATATGGCTACTTAATGTTTTTAATAGGAAAATAAGTATTATCTTTGCAATGAGTAAAGTAAAACATCTTATCGTAACCAATATGGTAAGGTATAATTTTTAATTTAAATTTATTTTTAGAAATGGCAAAATTAGGTAAACTTTCAGAAGACACAGTTGAATTGATTGAAAACATTATCTCCGAAACAGGACTTGATAACTACATCAGTGTGAAGACATATGCAGTCAAGAAGAGCAAGGAGGTCATCAAGATTAAGAAAGCCGGACCAATTGAAGGTGAATTGGCGAAGGATGAATCAACCGTGTTTATCATTGTATACGAAGAGGCATTCGACCGTCTTGACGATGATGCGAAGGAAACTCTTATGAGAGATGCAATTAATAATATTATTTTTAATCCCGAGAATGGAAAGGTTTCCATTGGTGCACCACGTATCACTGTTACGACTTGGGGGTTGCAGAAATTTGGTGACAATTTGCTGAGGGCCGCTGAGAGTGCTGTGGTCGCAATTGAACAGATTGCTGAGGAAGAGAAGGAACGCAAGCAGCTTGAAAAAGAGAATAAGAAAAATAAAAAGAAAGATTAATAATGTTTGAGGATAAACGTTATTTATTGTATAATGACGACTGTATAAAGGTAATGCATCAACTTATATCGGAAGGTATCAAAGTTGATGCCGTTATCTGTGATCCTCCATACGGCAAGACAATACTTCATTGGGACAATGTTATCCCATTTGATGAAATGTGGCAATGTCTGAATAAGTTGGTTAAACCAAAGGGTAATATCGTTTTATTCGGTACAGGTATGTTCGCATACAAGTTGGCGTTATCCAACGAGAAAAGATTCCGTTATGAACTAATATGGAAAAAATCTAAGTGCGGTTCACCATTAACGGCGAAATATATGCCTTTGAAAAAACACGAGAGTATTTTGGTATTTGGCAAACCCTCTTCTTATTATTGTCCACAAATGACTGAGGGGAAACCATATAAACGTAAGTATACCCCTAACAAGAAGAATAACTTAGGTTATGGCATACAAGGTGTTGAAACCGACAATAAAGGTACACGACACCCTTCGACAGTGTTGGATTTCCAACAAAAATGGAGAAGACAGGATCAATTACATCCAACACAGAAACCTGTCGCTTTGATGGAATTTCTTGTCAAGTCATATTGTCCTGAAAATGGCATAGTGTTGGATTTCTGTATGGGAAGTGGAAGCACTGGCGTTGCTTGTATAAAGAACAACCGAAATTTCATAGGGGTGGAGATAAATGAAGATTATTTTGACATTAGTAAAGAAAGAATAGAAAATGCAGAAAAGTGATTTCGAAAAATTTGCCAATAGTAAAGGAATAAGCACAAATAAGTTAGATTCATATAGGAATTTTTTAAATCCTATGGGTAATTACATCAATCCTACTGTAATAGAGGAGCGAAAATTGAATGTCGTGACGATGGACGTATTTTCTCGGTTGATGTTAGACAGAACCCTATTTTTAGGCAGCGAAATTGATCCCGATGTATCCAATATTATTTCGGCACAGTTGTTGTGGCTTGAAAATCAAAGTAACAGTGATATTACTATACTTACGTCGAGTCCGGGAGGAAATATATACGATGGCTACAAAATCGTCGATACGATGCATTATATAAAATGTGATGTATCTACCATCTGTATGGGAATGGTAGCTTCTATGGCTACAGTAATTGCAAGTAGTGGAACCAAAGGGAAGAGACTTATATTGCCTCACTCACGTTTTCTAGTTCATCAGCCTATGTCTGGCATTAGTGCAGGTACGCAATGCAGCGACATTCAAATTCACGCTAAGGAAATTGAATTATTGAAAACCGAGCTTACGCAAATGCTGACTGATAACACCTATGGCAAGGTAACTTATGATGAAATGGAAAAGATGTGTGACCGTGATACAATTCTAACGGCATCACAAGCACTCGAAAAAGGGTTCGTTGATAAAATTATTATTTAATTCTAACAACTGATGGGACAGAATATAAGAGAGAGAGTAAAAGGACTATTTGATGATTTGAAAAAAGGAGAGACATTTTCATTTGAAATCAGACAACTGATAAAGAGTGAATTGGAAAGGGTATCAAAGGAGGCGATCGAGTATAATAAAAAGAAAAGAGAAGGTCAAATCAAATGACCTTCTCTTCAAGAATTATGATGTTATCTCATTGCCCTTCTAATAATTCTTTTACCAACCGAGCCACTTGTTGATGAGCTTTGTGAACTTGGACTCTTGATTATCTTCTTTGGTTGGCTTTGCAATTTTTTTTTACCGCAATTACATCCCATTTTATTATGATATTAATTAAATTATTTTTTCATCTGATAGTTGGAAACTTTATCGAATGTCGCAAGGAATACATTCTTTGACATTTCTTTCTTGAAATCATCAATCAGTGATACAATTCCGCTGAGTTTTTCGTTCTTGTTAAAATCTGTACGAATTGCTTCAGCAATATCGACGGTGTTTTGGCATAACTTACCCAAGTCGTTTGTAGATGATATTGAATGTGTCAATGATAAATCATTAAATTTAGGCTTACCATAGAAACCAAAAGTACTTTCGGCAAGATTATCAGTAAAGTCGATGATACAGTCTCTAACTTTGTCGGCAAGTTCGTGTTCGTGATTACTATCGGTCGAATAATGTATCATCTTACAATTGTCGGCATACAGATAAAGTTTAAAGATACTATCACAGATAGTTTTAAAATTCATAATACATACAATATAGTTATTCTTTTATAAATATCAAATAAAATAATATAAATATGTCGAAATTCAAAGTATATGATATATATGGTTGCTTCATAAGGAGTTTTCCGTCATACAAGGCAGCGTTTAATTTTCTGACTATGAATCAAAGATACAATTGGACAATAAAATAAAGTATAATACGATGGCAAATTTTCAACCTGTAATAAAGTGGAGTGGCAGCAAAAGGTCTCAAGCCAACGAGATAATAAAGTATTTCCCAAAAAACATTAATACCTACTATGAACCTTTTGTGGGAGGGGCTTCAATGCTAAGAAAATTGATGGACAGTTCTGATGTAATAAAGGTAAACAGATATGTTTGTTCTGATTTGAACGAAGGATTGATTAATTTATGGAATAAAATAAAGGACAATCCTAAAGAGGTCGCAAATCATTATGAACAGCTATGGAATGAATTGAATAAAGATGACGATAAGGAAAGAAAGAAGAAATACTTCAGCAAAATAAGGGAAAGATACAATAAGGAACACAATCCATTGGATTTTATGTTTATAATGAGAACCACAACCAATGGTATGCCAAGATATAATTCAGAAGGTCAATTTAACAATTCATTTCACGTAACAAGGAATGGTATTTTGCCTGATAAATTAAAGGATATAGTCAATGAATGGTCTGTTTTACTTAATGAACATAATGTTAAGTTTAAATGCTGTTCATTTACTAATATAAAGCCGAATAATGATGATTTCATTTATATGGATCCACCTTATGCAAACACAAAAGGAATGTATTTCGGAAATTTTAACCAAAAGGCCTTATTTGAATATATAAAAACTCTAAATTGTCCTTATATATTGTCATATGATGGTATCAGTGGAAGAGAAGACAACACATTTGATGTCCCTAAGGAGCTTTACAAGGAACATTTGTATATAAAGAGCGGTAATTCATCGTTCAAGAGAACTATAGGCAAATCGAATGATTCTATCGTTTATGAAAGCTTATATATCGGATAATAAATTAAATAGCGATAAGTATGATGAAACGAGTAATAAAATTAACTGATAATAAACTTAAAGACATAATAAAGGAAACGGTTAACACTACGTTGAACGAACTCAGTATAAGTCAGAAGAAAAGAAATGTAAAAGATTTCGAAAACGCATTTATGAAAGGAAAGAGAGGCTTTAATGCGATAAAGACAATCGTCGTGTTTACTTCTGAAAATCCTGATTCACAACAAGCAAGTTCGCAGTTTAACAAAAAAGTAAAAAAATCTCTTCTGAATGACATAAAGATGGGAGGATATTCCTTTGTTCCTGCCATTGGTCAGTTTGGAAATGCAGAACATCCTTATGCTGTCTTTAATATGTCTCTTGATACGGCAAAGATATTGAATGGTAAATATCAGCAAACATCTTTCGTATACAGCCAGTTAAATGATAATGGGGTTATCCATAGTGAATATTGGGAAAAACGAGATTCTACTCTTCCGTATGACAGTGAAAAGAACGACTATGTTATGAAAGATGAATGTAACGAATGGAAGAATATGGCAGATGCTGAGGATTACTTTACCATCGTAGGAAAGAAATTTAAATATTCGATACCATTCGGTATATTTGAAGATAAATATAGATTAATCCGTGATAATGCGATAAGAATCGTCGAATGGGAGAGAAAGAGATGGAATAGCAGTATCGATGAGGAGAAATTGATAAATATGTCCATTCATGGAATAGGGCATTCGCCATATCTGTGGAGAAAAGCTTTAACGAAAGAATAAATTAAATGACAATAAAGGAATTCGTAGAGGAAGCAAGGAAGATAAATGGGGACAAATATGATTATCACTTGGTCGATTTTACAAGGAAAACCGATAAAGTAAAAATTATTTGTTCTAAACATGGAGTGTTTGAACAGTCGGTTAAAACGCACTTACGAGGTTGTGGATGCTGTAAATGTAATATTGAGGAAAGGGCAAATAAACGTCGTTACACTAAGGAAGAATTTATTCAAAAGGCGAGAAAAATTCACGGAAATAGGTATGATTATACCGGAATAGAATATGTAAACAGCATAACACCTGTTGAGATAACTTGTAATGTTTGTGGTACTACGTTCGAACAAAGACCATCTAGCCACATAAATATGAAACAAGGTTGTCCTTTCTGTTACGGAAACAAAAGAAAATCGACCGAGGAATTTATAAGAGAAGCTGATATAATACACAGAAAAAAATATGACTATTCGAAGACAGTTTATAGTGGTAGCAAAAACGATGTCACAATTATTTGTCACGAAAAAGATAAGAATGGGAATGAACACGGTGAATTTGTTCAACAGGCATTGACACATCTACAAGGTCATGGATGTCCAAAATGTGCAAACTGTTATCAACGTAATACAGATGAATTTATATATGAAGCAAAATTAATTCACGGTGAACTTTACGATTATAGTAATGTTGTCTATAAGGATAGTCATTCCAAAGTAAAAATTATTTGTCATAGAAAAGATAAGAATGGTGTCGAACACGGAATATTCGAGCAAGTAGCCAAAAGTCATTTAAATGGCGAAAATTGCCCTAAATGTAAGTTTGAAAAATTAGCGTTAATTAATAATTCTACAACAGAGGAGTTTATCAAGAAATCAAATGAAATCCATAATAGAAAATATCTGTACTTAAAAACTGTATATACGAATTCTAAATTACCAGTAATTATAACTTGCAGAAAACATGGGGACTTTGAACAAACCCCTTCAACTCATTTACGAGGTCATGGCTGTCCTAAATGCAACCAATCAAAGATGGAATGTGAAGTAATTAATTTCCTTGAGCAGAAACATATTAAATATATATACCAGTCATCAAGTAAAGATTTAAAATGGCTTGGCAAACAAAGTTTAGATTTCTATCTTCCAGAATATAATATCGCTATTGAATGTCAAGGAGTACAGCATTTTGTTACGGTTGATGTTTTTGGTGGCGAAGAAGGATATCGATTGAACGTTAAAAGGGATTTATCTAAATACAATAAGTGTGCTTCTAACAATATAAAATTATTATACTATGTAAATAAAAATATTATAGAACAGGTAATTGGCAACCAAGATTATAATAATATCTATAGTACCACAAATACTTTTTTTAATTTAACGAATTTTAATATCAAATATTTGGAGAATTGAAAATAAAGTAGTACCTTTGCATCGAATTAAGAAAATTCTTTTAATAATTTAAATTAAATAGTGGAAATATGGTACGTTTTAGTACAAAAAAAGTAGGAGTAGAACCTACCGAGGTAAACTTCATGGGTGAAAAAGCTTTCAAACTCAAAGAGAAAGAAGAATTGGTCAGCACTGTGATGACAACTTTTTTGGAAAATTCTTACTACGAGAAACAATCAGAGATTGTCAATCGTATTAAGGGGCTTCTTGATAAAGTTGACCCATTGTTCGCCGCTAAGTTGGCAATTTACGCTCGTAATAATGGTAATCTACGTTCAGTAACCCATCTTATTTCAGCATATATCGCAAGGAATTTACAGAATAAGGATTATGCGAAAAACTTTTATAATCGCATAGTGATTAGACCCGATGATATGACTGAAATTCTTTCTGCATATGCTCATCTTAACGGAATGGTAGACAACGACATTAAGAAAATACCTAATTCAATGAAGAAAGGTTTCAAGTCTGCCTTGGAACGTCTTGATGCCTATCGAATCGACAAATACAAGATGAAGACCCGCAGTTTCAGCCTTGTCGACCTTGTGCGATTGTTCCATCCAAAGGCAACACAAAAGAATGCTGAGGCATACAAACGGTTGATAGAGGGCAAATCATTGAATGGATTGTATGATTCCAAAATCCTTGAAAAAGAGATGACTAAAGCTGGGCAGAAGACTAAGGATATGTCTGAGAAAGACAAAGTAGAGGCAAAGAAAGAAGCAATTACAACAGTGATTGACAATGTGAAGGGAATGCCTATTATGAATTTGCTCAGAAACCTTCGTAACATAATTCTTTATGCCCCGGATAAAATTGATGATGCTTGCGCACAGTTGACCACAAAGGATAAGATCCTTAATAGTCGTCTTCTTCCTTTCAGATTCGCTACTGCATATGCTGAAATCGAAAAGATGAGGTACGAGAACGAAAGTTCAACAAATAAATCATCGATTCAATTCGAGGATGAGAAAGTGTCAAATCTTTGTAACGAGGATGAATTTAATTCTAACAGGGAGAAGATTCTTAATGCAATCGAAAATGCACTTGAGCTTTCTTGTCTGAATATTCCTAAATTGGATGGTAATGTTGCTATATTGGTAGATGATAGTGGAAGTATGAGAGGCGATGACGGAGGCTCGTCAAGAGTATCCTCTTTCTCGAAGACAAACTCTTCGATGATTGCCCACCTATTTGCTTCTATGGTAATGTATCGTCAAGATAATGTGTATGTAGGTCTTTTCGGCGATAAGTTGATAACGGTTCCTGTAAAGAGGGACATGAGACTTCTTGATTACACGAGTTGGACATATAAGAAAGGACGTGAGTGCGGAGGAGCAACCGAAACTGGCATATATGATTTTCTTCGTAATGTCATTAAGGAGAAGAAAAAGATTGACAATGTCATTGTATTCTCTGATTGTCAGATAGGCGATGGTTATTCTAAACATAGTCATTATGATGACTTTACCGCTTGGTATGGAAATTCTTCCTCTGATAGAGGAGAACATTTTCACGAGTTGTTCAAGGAATTCCGTAAAGTCAATCCAAATGCCAATTTTATCGTCGTTAATCTTATACAAAGTGGCAGTACAAGTGTGTTTGACAGAAGTCAGCGTATACTGAATATTGCAGGATGGTCTGACAAGATTTTCGATGTAATCACCTCTCAATGTAAAGGTTGGGATGCTGTGATAAAAGAAATCGAGGCAATTGAGATTTAAATACATTAATATTAAGAAAAGGTTCAATGGATAAGTCGGAAACGATAAGTTCACTGAGCTTTTTCTACTTTAGGAAATGCATAATGAGAAATAAATTTTTTGAAATATTTGAACAAGATAATCCGTTAGCGATAAAGTACTTCGAAGGAAGTAAGCCAATTACAGAAGGATTGATTAAGACTTATCCGATTAATAACACAGTTAAATATATAAAAAGATTGTTTGGTTTACAAGATAATCAGATAAATGTTATTAACAAAGGTGATATACATAAGATATTAGTTATGTATGAGAACACGCCTGAGAAGAAAAACCAAATGAAAAAGGCAATGAATTTATGTGGTTATGAAATAGCAAATGAAAACACTGAGAATATTTACAATGTCGTTTATCAGATGTATACACAGAAGTTCAGCGATTCGTTGACATATGAATTGAAGAAAAAAATGGAATTTTTAATTCATATAACACCTTCTTATAACAAAGAAAAGATATTACAACAAGGATTCGTACCTAAAAGTAAGAATGAAATATTTACGTATGGGAACGAAGTGTTCTTTTTCACGCAGGATGCTCCCATAATACATATCGTCGACCAAGTATATCAAAAAGACTGTAAGATAAGAAATAATTTAAATAAACACCGATATACATTATTCAAAATATCATTGAATAAGGTGCCTGACAATATCAAATTTGAAATTGACCCTAATTTAGATTTTGCTGTAAGGACAAAAGATAATCTAAGTCCGAAAGTAATAGAGGGAAAACCGATAGATTTCAATGTTGTGGAAAAATATAATAAGCTGATTAAAAATTTTTTCTAATAATATGCATAATGAACAGATTTATACACCGTCTAAGGTTGTCAATTTTATCTTGGACGAGGTAGGATTTAATAAATGTGACCTTATAACCGATAAACATATTATTGACAATAGTTGCGGTAATGGTAACTTCCTTGCTGAAATTGTGAAACGAGTATTTGAATACGTAGAAAAGGTCGATAGGGATTATTTGGAAACATATATTCATGGTATTGAAATTGATAAGGGTGCATACAATGAGACCATCGATAGATTAAATATCATTGTGAATAAATATGGTGTCAATAATGTCCAATGGGATATTAGAAATTCCAATGCTTTAACTGAATGTGATTTCGTTAATCGTATGGATTATGTCGTCGGAAATCCTCCCTATTGCAATGTGCATCATTTATCAAAAGAGAATTATGACTTGCTAAAAAATAATTTTTCATTCTGTTGTGACGGGATGACTGATTTATATATAGCATTTTTCGAGAAGGGTATCAAGATGCTTAATAAGGATGGTATATTAGGGTATATAACACCTAATTCTTGGTTAACAAGTAAGGCTGGTTATTGGTTGCGTGATTATTTATACGATGGTAATAGACTGATGAAAATCTATAATTTCGATACCGATAAATTGTTCGAAGATGCTACTACATTTACTTGCATATCAATATTGAGAAGACACCCAAGCATCGATGATAATGTAACTGTTTATCACGGTAATTTTAATAATTTAATGAATAATATTAATCAAAAACACTGTATTGTTAATAAAAATGACTTGTTCATAGGAGAAAAAATATTAACTCAAGTTGAGACTAATAATGTGGTACGTGAGGTATTATCGTATAATATAAAAGACAATGGTAAACGTTTTATAGTAAAAAATGGATTGGCCACATTGAAAGACAAACTGTTTATTATTGAGACCGATGATAAAGATGTTAATATTGATAGTTACGTTGATTATTATTGTGACACTGTAATCGATTGCGTAAAAGCATCTAAAGGAGAGCATAAATACATAATCTATCCCTATGATGAAGAAGGGAAGAATTTAGATTATGATAATCTTTGTTTGTATACACGTAGTATTTTGGAACAAAGGGCAGAGAAATTAGAAATTGATACTGCCAAATCTAATTGGTATCTTTATGGAAGAACGCAAGCAATCAAGGATGTCAATAAATATCGCATTTCTTGCAATAACCTTATAAGATGGCAGAATGACGTAATATTACGTGAATTACCACCGAAAACCGCAATATATAGTGGCTTCTATATAATGAGAAATGGTATGGTGCAAAATAAGGAAGCAATGAGACAATTATACCACAAAGTAGAGGATGCGATGAAATCAAATTTGTTCGTTGAATACGTCAAATGTATAGGAAAATCTAAAAATGGTGGATATTATACATTTTCGACCAAGGATTTGGAAAACTTTTTGAATTATTTTTATTCTGTTTGAAAAAAAAAAATAAAATTTTTCTATAAATTTTGATATTTTCGAAAGTATACTTATATTTATAATATGTAACGATAATTTAAACAATGGGAGATTTACAATTTACATCATATAATCCGAACGGATGTTCATTTACATTAAATGTAGATGAACAGACCTGTAGTGGCAATAGCCCATTGTCAAAAAATGACGGTATCAAAGGCAGTGTAGGAGATAGTTAGAGAAAGCATATTCATTTTTACGTAAACTCAATATATATTCCCGACTGTGATGATACCAAATAAGGCAAAATCACAGTTTTTTCTTTTTATAAATCATTAATGCAAAATAATAATATATGAAAAAGGTAAAAATAATAGTCGCCGTCACCGAGAATGACGCAATAGGAAGAAAGGGACAACTTTTATTCTCATTAAATGGTGATATGAAACATTTCAAGGAAATGACAACAGGAAAGGTCGTGATAATGGGAAAAAAGACATATGAAAGCATTGGCAAGGTGTTGCCGAACCGAATAAACATTGTATTGTCAAGGCATCAAGGAGAAGATATCGACAATTTGTTTTGGAAATCCTCATTGGAAGACGCAATAACCTTTGCAGAACAGAATTTCAAAGACAAGGAAATATTCATAATAGGTGGAGGTACATTATATAAGGAGACTATTGATAAAGATTATGCCGATACAGTATATTTAACAAGAATAAAACAGAGAGTTGATGATGCCGATACATTCTTTCCAAAATTGGATTATAATACAGAATGGGAAGTAAAAGAGGCGGAAAGTTACTCAGAAGGATATGGAAAGGACTATGATATATGTCTTTTGATGAAAAAAACGTTAAAATGAAGAAAATAATTGCCGAAATATTTGGTAGTTCCGAAATAAAGTAGTACCTTTGCATCGTCAATCAAAAGATAAGCGTTCTTTGGCAAAAAGATATAGATGTAATTCAGTTGGTAGAATTCTGCATTTGGGATGCAGTCGTCGCAGGTTCGAGTCCTGTCATCTATACAAAATTTAAGTAAGTTTGAAAAACTTCGATAGTTAAACAAATTTTAACAAAAAAAGTTTGGAGAATTGAAAATAAAGTAGTACCTTTCCAAACAGAAACAAGAGGTTATCTACAATCGTTCTTTGACATATTGAGATTATAATGGAAACAAAACACTATATTAGATTAAACAGAATTAGTATAGGAGAGGATTGGTGAAAAACCACAGTGAGTAATCAAATATAAACTTGATGAAAACTTAGTTCAGTAAATATATAAGGAGTGATTTATCCTTAACAGAATTCCTAAATTATTTTCTGTGAATGACGAAATAAAGATAAAATAATAATTATTCGGGGCTGTAGCTGGACGGTCAAGCGAAAGACTGTTAATCTTTAGACGAGGGTTCGATTCCCTCCGGCCCCGCAAAACATTTAATAGATAGTGGTGAAAGAGTTACTTCGTAACTCAGATGGTTAGAGTGTCCGCTTCGTAAGCAGAATGTCGTTGGTTCAATCCCAACCGTAATCGTAAAGATTCATTTACTCTTTCAAAAATTCTTCTATTAATTTTTAAGAAATTTAAACAGTAGCGGTAACAAGGTTACTTCGTTTTATAAAGGTTCGAATCCTTTAATGACCTCCAAGGTCATTTGGTGAAATGGTTAACACAACAATTTAGGGAATTGTCAAAACAATTATTACACCTTGTTAGTTTTCTCTGTTTAATTTGGAACTGTAACTCAGTGGTAGAGTGTCAGATTGAAGATCTGATGGTCGTTGGTTCAATCCCAACCTGTTCCACAAAACATATAGTGCATTAGTTAAATATGTTTATCAAAACATTGTCCCATTGTGTAATGGTAGCACAACAGATTTTGGTTCTGTTTGTGGAGGTTCGAATCCTCCTGGGACAACGATTTATGCGGATTTGGTGTAAAGGTTGCACATCGTCTGTCCAAGACGAGGGAGTTGTTCGATTCAACGATCCTGCTCAACACAGAGTGATAGTGGAAGTTCAGTTACTTCGAATTTTACCTGAAAATAAAAACATCTTAAGACTGAATTTATCAAATCTTCATTCTTATTATCGTCGGTTCGTCTAATGGTCAGGACGTTGGCTTTTCACGCCAGAAATATGAGTTCGATTCTCATACCGATGACATTTATATACAGGTAGCTCAATTGGCAGAGCAGTAGACTCCAAAATCGAAGGTCGTGGGTTCGAAGCCTACTCCGTATGCAAATAGATGTAACTATAATATAATATATGTGATAGATGGTTAGACCCCGAGGACAGGAAACATTAGTAGGGGACGCTTAAATGGTAAACCTCACCTATCAAGTACGTACCATATATTATATAATTTGGTCCAATGGTGGAATTGGTAGACACGGTTGTCTCAAAAGCAGCTACTTAAAGGTGTGCAGGTTCGAGTCCTGCTTGGGCTACATATTAATATGGCGATTTGGGTGAGTGGTTTAGCCGTCGGTCTGCAAAACCGAATACATTGGTTCGATTCCAATAATCGCCTCAAAAACATTAAATGTGGGATTTGTATATCGGTATTATACCTGCCTTCCAAGCAGGGGAGGAGGGTAAATAACTGTTAAATAAAATTTTAAGAAAATCTACGAA